ACGGAGGCCGCGACGTGGGCCGCGACGTGGGCCGCGACGAGGGACGCGACGTGGGCCGCGACGGGGGACGCGACGAGGGCCGCGACGGAGGCCGCGACGGAGGCCGCGACGAGGGCCGCGACGGGGGACGCGACGAGGGCCGCGACGAGGGCCGCGACGAGGGCCGCGACGGGGGACGCGACGTGGGCCGCGACGAGGGCCGCGACGTGGGACGCGACGGGGGACGCGACGGGGGACGCCACGAGGGCCGCCACGAGGGCCGCGACGAGGGCCGCCACGAGGGCCGCGACGAGGGACGCTGATCCCGTCGTCGCTGCCTACGCGCGGTTCATGCTCGCCTGCTGCTCAGGCTGGTCGCGGATGTGGGACGGCGGGAACCAATGGTCAGGCTACCCCGCGTACCTGTCGTTCTTCCGGGATGTCGCTCAGCTCGACCTCGACATCTACGAGAAGTGGGATCACTACGCGACGGCTGCGATCCACGGTGGCCCGCGGATGATGCACCGCGACTTCTGCATCGTGTCGGACCGCCCCGAGTTCATTCACCGCGACGAGCAGAACCGGCCTCACTGCGAGACCGGTCCGTTCTGCCGCTGGCGTGACGGCTGGGCGCTCTGGTACGTCCACGGCGTGCGCGTCACCCAGCAGATCGTCGAGGCCCCCGAGACACTCACGCTCGATCAGATCCGGTCCGAGGAGAACACCGAGGTGCGGCGCGTGATGATGGAACGGTTCACGCCCGAGCGGTTCCTGCGCGAGTCGAACGCCACCCTCGTCTGCGAGGACGGCTGGGGCAAGCTGTGGTCGTTACCGAACGCTCCCGATGAGGCGAACGGCTTGCCGTTGCGGATGGTTGAGATGTTGAACTCGACTCCGGAACCTGATGGGTCGGTCAGGACGTATTTTGAGCGGGTTCCTCCGACTGCTAGGACGCCGTTGGAGGGGCTCGCGTGGCAGGCGGATGTATCGCCGGCCGTGTATGCGGAGATGGTGATCGAGTCGTGAGTAGCGCGACGTGAGCGTTTCGAAGCATCATGCGATCGTTGTGGTTGGGGATCTCGTTCGGCGGGAGTCGGATGGTGTTCTCTGGATTGATGTGGCGTGGGATGAGGCTGTGTTGCTTTTTGGTCGGTCTTCGGATCTGTCGTCCGCGCGTCCTTACGGGTTGGTGTCCGATATGGTTGTGTCTCCGTGGAATGGGATCAAGTCGTTTCTGATCGCCCCGGATGGGTCGCATGAGGGGCCAGAGGAGAGCGACGTGTTCGATGTACTGCGGGGTCGGTTCGTTGAGTGGGTAAACGCCCAGGTCGCGGTTCAGGGGTATCCGCCTGTTGCGTGGGCGGAGGTCGTTTTGGAGGACGAGGAGCGGATCGGCGGGAATGAGGATGGTCTGGTTACGTACTTGTCGCGTTCGTCTCGTGATGGGTATCCCGAGGAGGATGAGTGACGATGGGGGAGGTGAAGCACGGTACGGGGATCGAGTGGACGTACGGTCTCGGTTATAAGGGTGAGACGTGGAATCCCGTAACGGGATGTTCGAAGGTTAGTGCTGGGTGCCGTTCTTGCTATGCGGAGGAGTTGAGCCTTAAGCGGATGAGCGGGAATGGCCTCAGGAGATGCCGAGTCGCTGATCTGATGAGATCTCCTTGGTTTTATCGTTGGCGGTTCTCGAACTGGTTGATCGCACGTCCGTGGAGGGTTTACCCGTTCGTTGCTGACGGTTGGCGCTACGGGCCTCTGTACGGGACGCTACGGGCCTTTGGGGATTGGTCTGATCCTGGGCCTCGTTTAAGGGTTTGGGCGGCGTGGAGGGCGCTTACGTTCCCTCATGTTCATCACGAGAGCGAGGATTGGGGTGAGGAGTTTCGCGCGGCGGGAGCGGATCGTGGGGATAGGCCGGATTATTCGACGCCGCGGTTGACGCTTACGTCAGCTCGGGAGGCGCTTGAGTATCTCACTCGCGGCGAGGATCCGCCCTACGATGAGTCCTGGATCGAGCGGCGTGACGTGAGTGAGTGGGAGCGGATCGAATGAGCGCTGAGTCTCGTTATTGGGCGTGTCGGGTCTGTAAGAGACGCCAGGAGTCGATTGACTATCCCAGTGTCGCGATCTGCGAACTGTGTTTGCGTCCGCTCGCGGCCAGGCTTTGTCGTGAGGCGCTAGGCGCGAAGCTTGATGCGGAGGGAGTCGATCGGGGTTATTGGATGCATCGAGCGGATGGGTACGCGGGTCTTCTTCTTGAGGGCTGGAAGGAGGGACCGTGAGGGTTCTTGCTATCGATCCTGGTCCGGCCCGCTCAGCGTTCCTTGTCTACGACTCCGAGACGAACCTTCCGGTTCGTTGGGAGATTCGTGAGAACGCGGACGTGCTGTGGGCGATTGATGCGAACTCGGGGGAGTGTGATTCGCTCGCGGTTGAGATGATCGCTAGTTACGGCATGGCTGTGTCCGCGAGTGTGTTCGACACATGCGTGTGGATCGGACGGTTTATGGAGCGGTGGATGTTCGTCGCTCCGAACGAGGACGAACCGACGCTCGTGTTTCGTATCAAAGCAAAGATGCATTTGTGTCATGATTCGCGGGCGAAGGACGCGAATATTCGGGCGGCGTTGATTGATCGGTTTGGCGGGAAGGATCGCGCGATCGGGTTGAAGGCGTCCCCGGGTCCGTTGTATGGGATGAGTGGGGATTGTTGGGCTGCGCTTGCGGTTGCTATTACGGCGGTTGAGCATCCTGAGTACGCGCAGTTGACTTTGAAGGAGGAGGTATCTTGACTACGATCGAGACGCCACGTGTTGTGAATTTGACTCAGGTGGCGGAGATTTTGGAGATGAAGGTTTCTAATGTTGCGGCGTTCTTGGAGCGTCGGGGTGTTGTGCCGTTCGCTACGACGATTCAGGGTCGCTTGTGGACGCTGACGTCGATTGAGGCGGTTCGGGACGTGTATGAGGCCGAGGGCCGTCGTGAGGCGGATGTGCGTAGGAGCGTGTCGATGCGTAATCCTGGGGGTCGGTCGGGGCCTGTTCGGCGGGATCGAGTTGTTGCGAGGACGGGACCGACGCAGCGACGGATTCTGGTTGCGTTCGCGAGTGGGGGGTTGGTTGATGGGGCGGGTTCTTCGTCGGTTCGGTCGGCGTTTCGTCGGTTGGTTGAGCGGGGCTTGGTTGAACCGGTTGGGAGTGTAGGGCGGGCGAGGTCGTTTCGGTTGACGCGGGAGGGGCGTCGGGTTGCTGGGTTGATCGTGGAGGAGGACGCGTCCCCGTGACCGTGACGACGCGTTCGGGTTACGCTGAGTTTCTGGATCAGAAGTCTCAGGGCGAGGGGGATCAGGGATTCGATCCGCTCGTACTTCACGAGTTTCTGTTTGACTTCCAGCGCGCACTGGTGGAGTGGGCACTCCGGAAGGGGAAGGCGGCGATTTTTGCTGATTGTGGGATGGGGAAAGCGCCGATGTCTCTCGCGTGGGCTGAGAACGTGATCCTTCGGTCTAAGCGTCCCGTGTTGATCGCTACGCCTCTCGCCGTGGGGGCTCAGCTAATTCGGGAGGGCGAGAAGTTCGGGATCGAGTGTGCTCAGTCTCGGGATGGGACGGTTCAACCGTGGATTACGGTCACGAACTACGAGCGGCTTCATCATTTCAATGCGGAGGATTTCGGCGGGATGGTCGCTGACGAGTCATCCTGTATTAAGTCCTTCGCGGGGGTTCGCCGGAAGATCGTTACGGACTTCATGCGGGTCATGCCGTATCGGCTGCTGTGTACTGCGACGGCCGCCCCGAACGATTACGTCGAGTTGGGAACATCGAGCGAGGCGCTCGGGTACCTGGGTCACATGGATATGCTGTCGCGGTTCTTCACGAACAAGGACAACAGCAGTACTCTACGTCGTCCGGGTCGTTGGAGCATGGAGCGGGATCTCGACGGGATGATCAGGAGTGATGGGGGGTGGCGTTTCAAGGGCCATGCGGAGGATCCGTTCTGGCGGTGGGTGAGTTCGTGGGCGCGAGCGATGCGGAAACCGTCTGATCTGGGGTTTGATGATGGGCGTTTTTACCTTCCCTTACTGGAGACGCGCGATCACGTTATTACCGCTCGCGCTCCACGTGACGACATGTTGTTTGATCTCCCCGCGCTGGGTTTGCGGGAGGAACGCGACGAGTCTCGCCGGACGATTACCGAGCGTTGCGAGAAGGCTACGGAGTTACTCGCTGACGCTGATTCGGGTGTAGCGTGGTGTCAGTTGAACGCCGAGGGGGATCTACTCACGAAACTGATTGACGGGGCGGTTCAGGTCAGCGGGAGCGATAGTGTCGAGGTGAAGGAGGAACGCCTGATCGCTTTCGGACGTGGTGAGATCCGAGTGCTGGTTACTAAGCCTCGGATCGCGTCGTGGGGTTTGAACTGGCAGCATTGTCATCGGATGACGTACTTTCCCGATCATAGTTTTGAGGCCGCGTATCAAGCGGTTCGGCGTTGTTGGCGGTTCGGTCAGGAGCATCCCGTAACCGTGGATATGATCACGACGGAAGGGGGCGTAAACGCACTCAAGAGTCAGGCTCGGAAGGCTGCCCAGGCGGACCGTATGTTTACCGCTCTCGTGGCTCACATGCATGATACGCTCGCGATTCGCCGGGCGGAACCCTACGACGAGGAAGTAGAGATCCCTAGGTGGCTATAGCGGAGCAGGAATTGACGGAGCGTTATGCGTTGTATTGTGGGGATGCGATGGAGGTCTTATCGACGCTCCCTGACGCGTCGATCCATCTCACTCTGTATAGCCCCCCATTCGCAAAGGAACAGGGTGGCGGAGCTTTGTATACGTATTCATCGAGTCCTCGGGATCTCTCAAACGCGCGAACGTACTCAGAGTTTTTCGAGCATTACGGTTTTCTGGTAAAGGAGATCGAGCGCGTTACACTCCCTGGGCGAGTTAGCGCCGTGCATTGCGCTGATGTCCCAATGGGGAACTCGGGAGGCGACGCGCTCGCGGATTTCCCGGGGGACATAATTCGTCTTCATCGTGATCTTGGGTTCTCGTACGTCGCTCGGTATCACGTGTTCAAGGAGCCGTTGACGGTTCGTAACCGCACGTTGAAGAAGGATTTGGCGCATCGGACGTTGGTGGAGGATTCGACGCGTTGTTCGGTCGCGTCGGCGGACTACCTCCTGGTTTTTCGGAAGCGTGGGGAGAACCTGATTCCGGTTGTTCATCCTGAGGGGTTGACGGAGTACGCGGGGGAGCGGCCGATTCCTCACGAATTGTTGCGTTACCGTAATTGGGCGGGGAATCAGCGGGAGAACAGGTTTTCGCATTGGATTTGGCGTCAGTATGCGTCGGCGTTTTGGGATGATGTTCGTTTGGATCGGGTTCTACCGTTTCGGGAGGCTCGGGATGAGGAGGACGAACGCCACGTTCACCCATTGCAGCTGGACGTGATTGATCGCGCGCTCGTTCTTTGGTCGAATCCGGGGGAGCGGGTATTGAGTCCGTTTGCGGGGGTTGGGTCGGAGGTTTATGGGGCGGTTCGTGCGGGTCGTCTCGGGATCGGCGTGGAGTTGAAGCCGTCTTATTTTCGTCAGGCAGTAAAGAACTTGCGGGCGGCGGAGACGGATGGTCGGGGCCAGGAGATGCTTGCGGTTGATGAGGTTGTTCCAGCGGCGGGGTTAGCGTGAGCGTTTTTGTTGGTGGTCCGTTGGATGGGGGGCGTACGGATTCGGTTGAGGCGCAGGTTGAGGTTCGGGACGGGAACCCGGTGGGGGTGTATCGGCGGTTTCGGTCGTTGTATTTGTGGGGTCGTTGGTGTGTTGGGTGTGGGGCGGCGGTTTCGGTCGCGAGGGCTGATCCGTGTCCGTTGTGTGGAGCGAGGAATGGAGAGAGCGATGGAGGTTAGGTCGGAGCAGGTAGATGTACGAGAACTACTCGCGGGACGAGCGGGCGACGCGAACGGGACGGACCCGAGCGTGCGTTTGGCGGAGCGGGAACGGGTGATCGCGTACTGGCCAGACGACCTGATCGTCGCGGTCGTGGATCGTACGATTGAACCCCCGCCGTGGCGATTGTTGCTTCAGCCAATAGGGTGGGAGGACGTTCCGCCAGATCAGGTGGTCGCGGTCGTTCGCGACTCGCTCGCGACGAACGGTCGTTGGCCCTCGATAGATGGGTTACGTCGTCGGTTCAACCGGGTTACGAACCACCGTGGACCAGACGAGGTTGAAGGTCAGGAGAGCCTTCTATGAGTCTTCTACTCCTACTTCGTACCGCGATTGATCGAGTTACCGTCGAGCGATGACGGTTCTGATCGTCGGGGGCGGCTTGACGGGGTGTACCGTCGCGTATCGTCTCGCGTCGCGAGGGGTTCCCTCGGTCATCCTGGAGCGTGAGGACGTGATCGGCGGCCTGGTTCGGTCGGATCGTATGGGTGGGGTCCTGTACGAGCCTCACGGGTCGCATATCTTTCATACGGATGACGAGGAGGTCTGGACGCTCGCGAACGAGTTCGTGTCGTTCAACGATTATCGTCATCGGGTTGAGATCGTGATCGAGGGGAAGCTCTTGAACTGGCCGATCCTTCCGTCTGATATCGATCGTCAGAGTCGTGGGGACGAGATTCGTCGTCAGCTCGCGGAGCGTGAGGGGATCGACTCGGACGCTCGGTCGGCGAACTTCGAGGAGTGGTGTCTCGATCTGATGGGATCGATCTTGTATGAGCGGTACGTGAAGCCGTATACGGAGAAGCAGTGGGGTCGTCCCGCGTCCGAACTGTCGGCCTCGTGGGCTCCGCGTCGCGTTTCGGTTCGTTGGGATGGGGATCCGTACTTGTTTCCGGATCGGTTTCAGGGGTGGCCGGCGAGCGAGAATGGGTACACGGATCTGATTGACGGACTGGTCGCGGACCGGTTGATAACGGTTCGGACGGGTGTTGACGTGACGTTGGGGAACGTGGAGCGGTATGTTCGAGAGAAGGGGGCGCGGACGGTCGTGCTGACGTGTCCGCTAGATGAGTTCGCGGATGGGGTTCTTGGTCGGCTCGGGTGGCGCGGGATTTTGGTTCGGAGTGTTTACGTTCCTCATGTTGATCTTGCTCAGGGGGCGATGGTCGTGAACTATCCGGGTCGGGAGTATCCGTTTATCCGTGTTCACGAGACGAAGCACGCGTCTCGTCAGCGCGTTGAGGGGACGGTTCTTGGGTTTGAGTTTCCGGGAGCGCCGACGCGTTATTACCCGATTCCGTCACCTGAGAGCGAGACGTTGAACGAGAGGTATAAGCAGATGATCGGGAGACGGTTAGGGGCTGAGGGGACGTTCTTCGCGGGGCGTTTGGCGAACTACGTGTACGTCGATATGGATGACTGCATGAGACAGGCGATCGACGTGGCTGACGTAATCATTGAGGAGATTTCGTGACGAGAGTCACCATTTTGTGGTATGGTTCCTTGAGAGACCCGGAGCGGGTTATCAAACTACCCGAGAGGACGTAAGTCATGACTACCACGATTAGCGTGGAGGAGAAGGAGGCCGCTCGTAAGGCTTCGCGTGCGAAGGCGGAGCGGGATCGGCGTGCGAAGTTGAAGGCTGGGAAGGCGACGGTCGCGGAGGTTAAGCCGGTCGTGGCGAAGGCGTCGGAGATGGAGGCTAAACTGCGGCGTGGTCGCGTTCCGAGCGATCCGGTTGAGTCGTATGACGAGAAGGATCGGGCGCTCGCGGCGCTCGCGGTTCGGCTCGCGCCGAGGGTGGTTGTTCATCCGCGGACGATCGGTCCGATGAAGCAGATCGTCGGGCGGTCGGATCCGGTTGCGTTCGCGTTCGACGGGGTCCCGAAGGACGCGGAGGCGGCTGATGACGTGGTCGGCGGGCGTGATGCTCGCGCCGTTCTGCTGTCGTGGGCGCGGAGCGAGTTGGAGTCGAGCGATCCGGCGGCGCGTCGGATTCGTGCGACGGTCCAGCGTGTCCGTGGTGACGAGCGCGCGCCGCTGGTTGGCGGGAAGTCGGATCTCTGGGGCCGGAAGGTCGCGGCGATCCTGGTTGCTCTCGCTGATTCGAAGTGAGCGACGATCTCATTGAGCCTGGGGTTCCTCTCGGGGGATCCCAGGCTGCGGGGGACGGGTCGGGTCGGGTTGCTCAGATGGATTTGATGGGGGGTCAGGACGACCCGGTTGACGTGGGGGTTGATCTTGACTCGTACCTGAACGCGGATGTTGAGTGGGTCGGGCTTCCGAAGTTCGTTCCGTTGGAGGGAAAGCGATTGTCGATCGTGATCGCGTTTGACTCGGAGGAGGATCGTGATCGGTTGGTCGATCAGTTGGGGTTATTCATCGCGAAGAAGACGGGCGTGACGTGGTCCGCGTGGTGGCCACCGCGGGAGCAGGAGGACCTGGCATCGCTACGGTTTGACTTCGGGGGAGACGAGTGAATCCGAACGCGACCCGTTATCCAATTTACGTTCCGTCGAAAGGGCGTAGCGCGCCGAATCAGGCGCTGACGGTGAGGGCGTTACTTCGGGATGACGTTCCGTTCTGTGTCGTTGTTGAACCCCCCGAGGAGCGGGCGTACGTTGATCTTGTTGGCCGGAAGCGGGTACTCGTGCTTCCGTTCGAGAACCTTGGGCTTGGCGCGATCCCGGCTCGGAACTGGTGTAGGAAGCACGCGGAGGCGGAGGGATACGCGAGTCACTACCAGCTGGACGACAATATCATTGAGTTTCGGCGGCTATGGCGGGGGCGTCGGATTCCGTGTCACGCGGGGGTAGCGCTTCGTGTTTGTGAGGATCTGACGGATCGCTACTCGAACGTCGCCTTATCAGGATTGAACTACCAGATGTTCGTTCCGGCGGAGACGTCGGTTCCGTTCTACGTGAATTGTCATGTGTACTCAGCTACGCTTATTAACCACGCGGCTCCGTTCTGGTGGCGGCTCCGCTATAACGATGATACGGATATCTGTTTACAGGCGCTCGCGGGCGGTTGGTGTACGATCCTCGTAAACGCCTTCGTCGCGAACAAGATGCGAACGATGTCGATGAGGGGCGGTATGACCGACGAGTTTTACGCAGTGAATCGGGACGGTTCGGCTGTTGAGGGGAGCGTTGGGGCGGGTCGCGATTCGGCGACGTTCGGTCGGTTTGAGATGGCTCGGATGTTGGAGCGTGCGTGGCCGGGGATCGTGACGACTCGTTGGAGGTTTGGTCGTCCTCAGCACGTTGTGAATTGGGGGGCGTTTAAGACTCGGTTGAGGCTGAGGCCGGACGTTAATCTGGGTGATCTCGCGGCCGTGGATGAGTACGGATTGGTGTTACGAGCCGTGAGGGAGGTTCGGAGTCCGGCGTTGAGGGATCTTCTTGAGGAGTTCCCCTTACGTTTCGAGTGACGATACGTTATAGTGGGTTTTACCCGAACGTAAGGAGTTACCCGAATGGCTGTGGGTCGCATCAAGTTTCCGGACGGTCGCGCGGCGCGCGAGACGGCGAAGATTATGAAGGACGCTGGTCTTGACCCAAAGGCGGTTCGTGAGGTTGGTAGGGCGGCGGATCGTCCGGGGTTGCTCGCCGAACTGGGTGATGATGAGCTCACGCCGATGCGCGTGATCGTTGGGGATTGTCCCCCGCGTTCTCGTGTAGCGATCGTGGCGGCGATTGATGCGGCGGAGGCGTCGGCGGTTCGGGATGCGGTTCGTCCGCGTGGGGCGGCGTTGATCTCTCGGATGAGGCGAGAGGCGTAGTAACAAACTTGCCCCGCCTAGGGGGATTCTAGGAATCAACCGAAACGGCCAGGCTGAGTGATCGGCCGAGGAGCCAAAAAGGAGTTACGTGATGACGTTTCATCCGACGGATCTACATAGGGCGGTTCTATTTGCCCTTCCGAATGAGGGGTCGAGTTTGGGTTATCATCCGCTCGCGAAGTCTGTGGGGCGGGTGAGGATCGAGTTGAACGAGCCGCTTCCGGCGTTCATTCCGCCGTTGTCGTCGGGGGAGATCAACGCGGCGATGCGTAATCTGCGGGCGGAGGGGTTGGCGGTTGAGGCTCGGTCTGGCGCTCAGATCATTGGTTGGCAGCGGACGCCGGCCGGTATGGCGTTGATTGAGGGTTGGGTTCCGCCGACGTTTACCCAGGACACCAGCGATGATGAGATCGGGGCGGGGCGATGAGTCCTCCAGCTAATAGGCGTACGCTGGCGAAGAACGTCATGCTTCGCGATGATGATAACGGTCGGCGTCGGGAGCTGGAGGTCGTCACGATTGATGATCTTCAGGTTGATCATCGGTATCAGCGGGATCTGAATCAGACGTTCGTGGAGTTGATCTTGGCGGACTATGATCCGGTCGCGGCGGACGTTTTGACGATTTCGCGGCGGGAGGATGGTTCGGAGTGGATCGTGAATGGTCAGCATCATGCGGCGGCGGCCCGGCTTGCGGGGGAGACGGAGGCGTTGGCCTGGGTTTACGAGGGGCTGTCCGTGATGCAGGAGGCGGACCTTCGGTTGAAGGCGAACCATCGGAAGTCGGACACGCATTTGGATCGGTTCCACGCAGCGTTTGAGGCGGGGCGGGAGAACGCGGTTCAGATCGTGAGGTTGACGGAGGAGTTCGGGACTCGCGTGAACCGGTCTGGGAACTCTCATACGGGGATCAACGCTGCGAGTGCTCTGGAGGCGGTTTACAAGGTTGATGAGGGCCTTCTGTTGCGGCGTACCTTGAAGTTTCTGCGGGACACGTACGGTCAGATCGGGGGTGATAACGCTCAGGAGGCGATGATTCGCGGCGTGTCGTGGTTCATCTTGCAGCACTCGACGGAGGCGTCGATGGTTGATGTTCGGGATCGGTTGGAGAAGGCTGGGGTGGAGGAGATCGTTCGGAAGGCGCGGACGACGAAGGCCGCGATGGGCGGGTCGTTGTGGATCAACGTGTATCGCGCGATGGTTGAGATTTATAACTATCGGCGGTCGATGCAGCATCGGATCGAGTGGCGTACGAAGCGGTCGACGAACATCTTGCAGCCCGATCGCGGTCGCGAGGTGGGGCGGCGATGATTCGTCTCCTTCGTTCGGACTGGAAGCTGGGGGATCCGCTCGTCTTATCGGAGCGTGTTCTATCGGAGCCTCGTTTGTCGAAGGCTCAGCGGGACGCGATGCTCTCCGTCGTTCTAAGGGACGAGAAGGCGGGAGTTGAGGGGTTAGACGCCCGAATGCGTCCCGTCGTGTCTGCGAGGCTTAGCGGGCCTCGTGGGCGTACTCGGTACGCGTTGCTGCGGAACGGGGATCCGGCTAAGGTCGAGGGGCCGTTGACGGAGGTTTGGCGGTAGACTCCTGTTCTGTTCGGGTAATGCGGTTGGTTGTGTCTGGCTCTGGAGCGTTCGCGTTCCGGAGCTAGATGCGTTATAGTGGGTTTTACCCGAACACTACGTCCCGAGGGGGATCGCATGAAAACGATGTACAGTCTGACCGAGATGGCTCAGGAAATTGAGCGTCAGAACGCCGCGAAGATCGATTATCTGTCGCCAACGGACGCCGTTCATTTCGTCACGACTGACGATCGATCAGAGGTTGATCTAAGTGGTACGGACGTCACGGGGCTTCGTTTGAACGATGTCGCTCACAATCAGCTCGCGGCGCGGCTACGGATCCCGCGTCCGTACTACGAGCGGATCCGGTCGGAGGTTCCGGTTCTGCTTGATGAGTCCGTGAATCGGTTGCTGCGGCATCATCCGGGGAAGGACGCCCCGAAGTGGATGTGGCGGACGCTGGATGGGACGGCTCGTGCGGTTCTGTCCGATGCTTATCGCCGTTTGGATCATTTCGAGATCGCGTCGGCGATTCTGCCGATCCTTCAGACGCTTCCGGGCGTTGAGATCCGTTCCTGCGCCCTGACCGATGTGCGGATGCATATTAAGGCGGTCACGTCGATCGAGGGTAAGGTTAACGGTTCGCGTGAGGTTGGGGACATCGTTCGCGCGGGGGTGTACGTCGGGAACTCCGAGGTTGGGTACGGGTCCGTGACCGTGTTTCCGTTCGTTGAGCGGTTGACATGTACGAACGGCATGGTTTCGACGGTTGCGGGGGACGGGATGATGAAGCAGATTCATCTCGGGCGTCGCGTTGATGCGGACGGGAACGGTCGGATCTTCCGGGATGAGACGCGAAAGGCGGACGATCACGCGTTCATCCTCGCGCTCGGCGATGTGGTTCGCGCTGCGTGCGATGAGGCTAGGTTCCACGAACTGGTCGCGGAGATGAGTCGCGCGACGGAGGGCGAGCGGATCGGCGACGTCACGGCGGCGGTTGAGGTTCTCGCGCGCCGCGAGGGGCTCGGCGAGACGGAGTCGAAGGGGATTCTTCAGCATCTCGCGGAGGGCGGCGACCTATCTAGGTGGGGTCTCCTGAATGCTGTCACGCGGACGGCTGAGGATGTCGAGAGTTACGACAGGGCCACGGAGTTGGAGACGCTCGGCGGGAAGATTCTGGCGTACTCATCGCGTGATTGGTCCGCGTTGACGACGGTCTCGTAGAACTACGTCGCGCGTAGCGTTCGCGGACGTGTGCGGCCCTTCGACGGTTCGTTCGTCGGAGGGCCGCTGGCTTTCCGCCTCCCATTCGTTTATAGTGGTTCTACCCGAACGTTAGACTCCTGAGGAGGGACCGCATGACCACGACGAATCCTTACACGACTGACCCGGCTACCGAGAACCAGATTCGGTTCGTTGAGCGTCTCGGCGGGGACGCGCTTCACGCTCATAAGCTGTCGAAGCGGGACGCGAGTCGTTACATCGACGATCTGAAGGCGAACCCCGTCTCGTCTGCTACGTCGTCTGTCTCGGTCACGGATCCTGGCGTTTACGAGCACGATGGGGTCGTGTATATCGTGAAACCGAACCGCGCGAAGACGGGGCTGTACGCGAAGCGGATTCGTGAGATTGGCGGGACGCGCGTGACGGCTGCGGGGACGTTCGTCGCGGTTGAGTTTGAGTACGCGGCGGGTGTTGTCTTCAACCTCTCGCCGGAGGATCGGATGACGGGTCAGCGCGCGAAGGAGTTGACGATCCGGTACGGCAAGTGTATTTGTTGTGGTCGGGATCTGAGGGCGGGCGAGTCGGTCGAGCAGGGGATTGGCCCTGTTTGTGTGAGGTCGTTCCCGGATTTGGTCGCGGAGCGCGTGGAGATCAAGGCGCGGGCGAAGGCTGAGGCGAAGAGGTCGCGGGAGATCGTAGCGAACTACGCGGCGGCTGATCTTGCGCCGATCGCGGGTGGCGCTCCATCGCTCGTTGAGATGGCTACTCGAATTGAGGGTAAGCCACGTGTTGAGACTCGCGTGGAGGTCGACCTAGCGAACTTCCAGGCGATCGCCGACGATTTTAGGCGCGACCAGGCACTAGTCGTAGCGCAGCCGACGATTGATGAACGCGCCGAGAAGGCGCGCGAGTTGATCTGCGGGGCGCTGGCCTGTTTGCGGTTAGAGTTTGGTATTCCCGTCGAGGATTGCGATGAGGCGCTCGCTACGTTCGACGTGCTGCTCGATGGGTTCGAGCGATGAGTCGAATCTGTTACATCCCGAAGCGGTTCTCGTTGACGGCGCGGCTGGTGATCGCGAGGGCGAACGAGATCTGCGCCGAGTTCGGCCGCGATGGGGACGACCTGACCCTCCGCCAGTTTTATTACCAGTTCGTCGCTCACGATCACTTCCCGGACGATCGCACGTGGGTTCAGGTTGGGAACCGATGGGTTCCCGATCCGAACGGGACGAAGAACGCGGAGCCGAACTACAAGTGGCTCGGCGGTCTCGTTAACGATGCGCGTCTCGCGGGTGAACTCGATTGGCGGTATATCGTTGATCGGACGCGGGCGGTGTACGGTGGTTCGGGGAGCGATACGGATCCGTCCGAGGTCGTCGCGTCAGCGGCGGAGATGTACGCGATCGATAAGTGGGAGGGCCAGGAGTTCTACGTTGAGGCGTGGGTTGAGAAAGACGCGCTGTCGGGTGTTCTTCAGCGTGCTTGTGGGCCATTGGAGATCCCGTATTTCGCGTGTCGCGGGTATCCGTCGCAGTCTGCGATCTGGAGGGCTGCTCAGCGGTTACGGTTCGCGTTTCAGGATGATAAACGCGTTCGGATCATCCACCTTGGGGATCACGATCCTTCGGGGATCGACATGACGCGGGATATCGAGGAGCGCCTATCGACGTTTCTCGCTCAGGATCATCTCGGGATGGAGGATGGTCGTCCCGTTGACGAGTATGTTGAGGCGATGGCGGACGACGGGTTGTTTGAGGTTCGTCGGATCGCGTTGACGATGGCTCAGATCCGCGAGTTTGATCCGCCGCCGAACCCGGCGAAGTTGACGGACTCTCGCGGGAGTTCGTATGTTCGTGAGTATGGCGATTCGTCGTGGGAGCTTGATGCGCTCTCGCCGGCTGTTCTAAGGACGTTGATTACGGAGACGGTCTTGGAGTATCGGGATGACGTTGCGTGGCGGGAGCGTGTCTCTCGGGAGGTTCAGGAGAAGCGTATTCTCGTCGCGTTGAACGAGCATTGGTCGGAGGTCGCGGGTTACGTTCGCTTGAATTGGCCGGATGAGGTTGAGGGCGACGATAAGGAGTCTCAGTGAGGGTCGCTATTACGGGTGATCGGCGTTGGGCGTCTACGCCAGAGAACACGGTCTGGGACGTCCTCGATGTTGTTCAGGCGCTAAAGACGCTCGATCCCGAGTCGTTCGTAATTCTCGGGGACGCGAGGGGCGCGGATGCTACGGCTCGCCTCGTCTGTGAGGACCTGGGGTTGACGTACGTCGTTCATCGAGCGGACTGGGCGAAGCATGCGCGGGGCGCGGGATCGATCCGGAACCGCGCGATGCTTGACGATGGTCCCGATGAGGTTTGGTATTTCCATCGGGATCTCGCGGCGTCGAAGGGGACGGCTGATTGTGTTCGTGAGGCGCGGCGGCGTGGGATAACTGTTCGTGACGGGACTACCGTTGGCGTGTGATTTTCGTTGGGAGACGGGTCTAGTAACTCGCTGGTGGTGGAGAACCTGTCGTAACCCGTGGCCGGGATCGGAGCGGATTCCTCATCCGCTTGCGGAGCGTTACGGACAGCCGGTTCGGGAATTAGCGCGAGGTCGGAATGGGAACGTGCTGTGGGAGTTCTCGGATGGGTTTCGTACGGTCGCGCCTCGGTACGCGGCGCGTCCGATGTTCGGGATGGCGCTTATTAGGTCGACCCGAGCGCTTGCGTGGGAACTTCGTACGTATTGGGCTCGCGGGTGGCGGGTTAGCCTGACGGTCGCGGGGGATGAGGAACGCCTAGAAGGGCACGTAAGCGCTGTTTCGGCTACGGACGCCTTTACGGTCGTCTCGGGCGTTCATGTGCCGTTAGAGGCCGTCCTGGCGGTCCATAGGCCGTCCCGGCTTGGGGACTCGACGTACGTGGAGGGCGAAGCGTGGCGTGGGCGTATCCCGGGCGCGGCACGGCGGGATCCCAATCAGTTAGCGATCGACGGCTTGTAGGTCCGTTCGTTATAGTTAGCGATCCCCGAACGCTCCAGCAGAGGAGGCGATTACTTCGTTCGAAAGATTCACAGAGCGTGCCCGTCAGGTAGTTATTCTAACCCAGGAGGAGGCGCGGGTTCTGAAGCATAACTATATCGGGACGGAGCATTTGCTCTTAGGACTTCTACGTGAGGAGGAGGGTCTTGCCGGGCGAGTTCTTGAGGATTTTGGTCTGACGGTTCTCGATGTGCGCCGTGAGATCGTTCGTATTGTGGGTGAGGGCGAGGAGGTTACGGACGGTCAGATTCCGTTCACGCCGCGAGCGAAGCGGGTACTGGAGTTGGCGTCGCGCGAGGCACTCAGTCTTGGCCATAACTACATCGGTACGGAGCATGTTTTGCTAGGACTGGTCCGTGACAGCGAGGGGATTGCTGCGCGGATCTTGTTGGAGCGTGATCTTGATTCGGAGAAGGTTCGTAACGCGGTGATCAGGATGCTGGCTGGGCCGACGAGGTCTGTTGCTCGGGAGGTTCCGTCGTCTCCGAGGGTCGCGGCGGTTGAGCGCGTGTTGAGGAACGAGATTGAGGGGTACCGTAAACCGGGAGTGATCTTGGATGCTCGCGTAGTGGCGGAGGCGGTCGTCGCGGCGGTCTCTCGGCTGGATGACGAGCAGGTCTTGATGAAGGAGGCGAGGGTCAAGGTATTGAGGTTGCTGTTGCGGGAGGCAGAGTCGAGCATTATGGTTTCGTCTGATCGTATGAGGGATTACGCGTTGGCGTACGAGGCGCTCGTAGGGGCGTTCGCCGTGTTTAGGTCCGAGGAAAGGTGAGGTAATGGGTTTACCGGGAGAAGGTCGTCGGGTTCGCGTGACGAAGGTTGATGATCCGGTACGTGTTCCAGAACCCGTTGAGGAGCCGGTTCGGGAGTGCCGTATCCCCGGTGCCCCCGGCGATTCTACGTCCGCGATGTCCCTTACGACCGAGACGCCGACGTTCATCACGGCGCGCGAGGCGGGGCAGCTCCTGCGCGTCGCGCCGCGGACGATCCGGCGGTGGTCCGAGCAGGGCCGATTGACGTCGTACCGCCTCGGACCGCGGAGCATGAGGTTCGACGCCGAGGAGATCACGACACTGATCGCGGACTCGGCGGAGGCGCCGACCCCCAGTCGGGACGTTACTCGAAGGGAATACGTCCCGACGTACCCGTCTTCGAACACGCCCAGACCGTTCCGTTCGAGTCAAGTACACGTTGGAAGCGGGAGGAAATGAGCGATACGGGGCGTCCTAGGTTCTCGGTCGTTAAGGGTGAGCGGAAGGACGTTCCGATTCGTTCGGAACCAGGAGCGCTTAGAAGGCGTTGCGTACACGATCACGTTGTTGTTGACTCGGAGGCGCGAACGATTACGTGCGATGATTGTAAGGCGATCGTGGATCCGTACGAGGCTATAGAGCGGATCGCTTATTGGGTCCACGAGTATCGTTTTTGGCGGGATCGGTATCGCGATGAGGCGCGTGTTGCGGAGCGCACGGTGAAGGAGTTGAAGCGTGTTGAGGTGAACGTGAAGGCGCGGGTTCGGACGGCGGCGAGGAAGATTTCGGCGTGTAAGTGTGAGAGTCAGGCTAGTTACGGTCGGTTCTGTCGGGATTGCGGCGGTCGGATCGAGCGTTAGGGATGCCGACGATGGCGGAGTTGCTCGCGCCGATTCGCGTGAGAATCGAGCGGCGTGAGCGTCGTCTTCGGACGGTCGAGGCTCAGCGCGCGTATCTAAAGGCGTTCGACGCGGCCTTGGAGCGGCGCGATGGGGACTTCGGTCTTTGGCTTGATGAACTAGCGAAGGATCTAAGGCTGAGTGGTGGCGAGGATCATTCGGGTCCTGCTCGTAAGCGCTAGCGAGGCCCGAGCGATGCTCGGCCGAAAGGAGTAAACGTATGGCTACCGAAGCGAAGAAGGCGACTCGTCGGAAGGCGAAGATCCGTCCCGCAGTCTATGTGACATTAGGTATGTTCGACACGCGAACCCCGTTGTATCGCGTCGCCCGGGAGGGAGTTCCGATCAGCGAGTTTCGGCCGCTGACGCTGGGCGACTACTGTCCGTCTGGTGGGACGCCGCTTCGTGACGCGACGGCCCGTATGATCGGTTATCTCGACAGTCTCCGCGCGAATGATCGCGTCACGATCGGCCTGTTGCTAGATGAGTCGGGTTCGATGGGCGGGAATGAACAGTCCGTGATCGAGGGTGTCAACCAGTTCGTAGATGGGATGCGAGCCGCGGTCGATCCTGAGGCGGCGGGAAAGGTCTTGGCGGTCGTCGTCACGGACGGGTATGAGAACTCGTCCAGCGAGGTTGATCAGGCGACGCTCGCGAAGATGGTCGCGGAGCGGGAGGCTGATGGTTGGACGTTCATTTTCCTTGGGGCGAACATCGATGCGTGGGCTCAGGGTCAGGCGATGGGGTTCTCGGTGACGGGACAGTCCGTGAACTACGTCTCGACGCCGGTCTGGGTCTATCCGATCATCCCGGTTCTGCCGTATCCGTGCTCTCAGCCTGTACGTCCGATTCTAAGTACGGTCGGAACAGCGATCTCCCAGGCGCGTGAGGCGATCAGTTCGCGGTAAACTACCCGGGATGGCGTCCCAGCCCCGTACATGATCTTCAGCGTCGTTCAGGTCGCGGGCGTCCAGCAACGTAAGGTCACGTGCGCGGTTGTTCCCCGCTCGGACTGCCCGAAGGTCAAGCGTCACGCCAGCGGATGGGTCGAGATCGTTCACCCCGTCCGCTCCGTCACCTGCGAGTACGTCGAGCGGGACGGGGATGGGGACCCGACCGGGAAGATCCTTCAACGCCGGCTTCCGTGGGTGATCACGGTCACGAGGATCGAACCGAAGGTCTGGGTGGATGAGATTAACGAGAAGACCGCCCGCGAGTGTGGGTACGGATCACCCGCCGCGCTACGAGCGGAGTGGGGCCGGCGACATCGTCATCAGGATCTCGCGTCGTTAGTTCGGTTCGAACTGGGGGATACGCGGGACAGGTCGCTATACATGACCTCATCGGATTTCTATCGTTGGGATATCGGGGACGGTCACGGTGGGACGGGCGATTATACGTCCAGCCCTACCCGATCCCTGGACGGCGCGCCAGTCCTGACCGGCGAGGAGTACGAGACGCTCGGGGTAGCAGCACGGCAACGCGATCAGCGTCGTCGAGCTGACGCTGCGAAACGGATCGGGACCGAGACGCTCGCTCAACGCGTCGCCCGCCTGGAGGACGTCAAGAACGGGGCGTTAGCCGACGACGTACGACAAGAACTACGTATCATCGAGCAGCGAACCTTACGAGCAGAACGTAAGGTTCTCGCGGATAGTTCTGGCGAATAAATCCGCGACGCGACGCGCGAGGATATTTTCGCGCTTCCGAACCCGCCGCGTTCTACGCTACTATCCGCCTTATCTCGTCGTAGTTGCCTTTGGGGCGACTGGTCTAGGCGGAGGCCCAGGACTTGGGGTCCCCGTACGGAGGTTCCCGAATTGACTCTAAGCCAGCGGATCGATCGGCTGGAGGCGTTTGCGAGTACAGGCCGGTTAGCGGGACGTGACCTAGAGGTCATCCAGACCCAGGTCGCTCGCGCGGAAGCGAAGCTTCTAACCGTCGCTCAGACGTGCTCTTGGACGCGATCATCGCTCGGGCTCGTTAAGATCATCGATCCGTAGGCTGAACGTGAGCGGACCGAACGTCCTGACCCAAATAGGACTGGGATCCTCGGACTGGGCGGGACGTAACCGCCCATCCGCAGGCGAACACTCTGGGACCTCCACGCTCCTGATGCGAGATGGGACCTCGTTCTCGGTCGCTCACGGCGGAACGGAGGTACGCAGGAAACTAGACGTACATGCGATCTCGCCTCTTGCCCCAGGATCAACCGTCTGGGTAGCGTTCGACCAAGCGGGGCCGATCGCCTCGACCGTAGTCCTGAACGCGGGGAACGTAGCGACGATCAACGGACGCTCCTACCCGTAGGCCAGGCGGGGCGGGACCTACCCAACCCATCCTCTTACCCGTAGGCCCCCGAGACACTCCCTAAGCCCTCCTACGCCTCACGACCTACCTAGGGCCTACCCGAACCGCTCCAACCCGCTCGAACAGCCACACAACCCGCGACACCCAGCCCAGACAGCCACCAGACAAACCGGCGCCCAGGGTGAAACCCTCACGCCATCCAACGACCGCCTTGCAGTCGTTGTTTTCTCTCTCCGTGGTTAGAATCGGTTGGGATGGCTTCTACGGTTCAGCGGGGTTACGGGGTGGCTCATAGGCGGGAGCGGGATCGGGTTGCTCGTTTGGTTGAGTCGGGTGGCGCGTTTTGTGCGCGTTGTGGGCGTCCGATTGATCCGGGTAGTCGTTGGGATCTTGGTCATGATGATTTTGATCGTTCGGTTTGGACTGGGCCGGAGCATGAGCGGTGTAATCGGCGAGCGGGTGGCCGGCGTGGGGGGCTTGTTGCGGCGGCGCGGCGTCGGGGTTCTTCGTTGGGTGATCGGGAGGTTGAGGGGTGGTCGAGGGAGTGGATTTAGGGTGGGAGGAGTTTGATCGTTGGGTTGATGGTCTTCCTGTTCGGGTTGCTCGTGCGGAGTTGAAGGCGGAGGCGCGTCGTTGGGCGGAGGATTCCGTTTGTGCCATACCGGTTGAGTTGGCGGTTTCGGTTGAGGCTGGGGTTCGGGGGGATCTTCGGGAGATGGAGGTTCGTTTGCCGGGGGTTGCTTCTTCGGGTTTGGCGATGTCAGCGCTTCGGGTTGCGCGGGCGATGGATGAGCGGGGGTTGTCTGCGACGTCGACCGCGTCGTGTGCTCGGTCGTTGTTGGACACGATGGAGCGGTTGAGTGATCGGCTCCCAGCGGATGGGTCTAGGAGGTCTCGACTTGACGAGCTTGGCGCTCGACGTAACGCCCGACGTTCTGGGGCATCAGTTACCTAGGATTTGTCATGTTCCGGCGTCTGTTTCGTCGGCGGGGGCGGAGGCGGTTGAGTTGGCGGCGCTTGCGGGTTTGGAGCTTGATCCGTGGGAGGAGTTTGTGTTGACGTCGTCGTTGGGGGAGCGTAAGGACGGGAAGTGGGCGGCGTTTCAGGTTGGGTTGTGTGTGCCGCGGCAGAATGGTAAGTCGCTTGTGCTTGCGGCTCGGGAGCTGGCGGGCTTGTTCTTGCTGGGTGAGCGCGAGATCATGCATACGGCTCATCTGTTCAAGACGTCGTTGAACCAGTTCAAGTATTTGTTGTATTTGATTGAGTCGACCCCGGAGTTTGATCGGAAGGTCGCGAAGGTTTCTCGTTCTCATGGGGAGGAGGGGATCACGCTTCGGAATGGTCAGGCGATCGGGTTCGCTACTAGGACTGCGGGTGGGGGGCGTGGTTTGACGGGCGATTTGGTTGTGCTTGATGAGGCGTTTGAGATTAGCGAGGCGACGGCGGAGGCGTTGTTTCCGACGATGGCGGCGCGGTCCGTGAAGGGTAGTCCTCAGGTTTGGTTTGCGGGGTCGGCGGTTGACGAGGAGATTCATCAGCATGGCGCGGTGTTTTCGCGGGTTCGTCATCGCGGGATGACGCAGCGTCCGGATCGGTTGATGTATTGCGAGTGGTCGATTGACGCGGATGAGTTTGAGCTTCACCCTGAGATGATTGATGATCCGCGGGTATGGGCGGTCGCGAATCCTGGTCAGGGGATCAGGATTTCGGAGGAGTTCATCGTGGAGGAGCGCGAGGCGTTGACCGAGCGCGGGTTCGCTCGGGAGCGATTGGGGATCGGTCATTGGTTGACCCCGACGAAGGGTGACGCGGTGATCTCGGCGGAGGGCTGGGCGGCGTGCGTGGACGAGTCGGCGGTTCCGGGTGATCCAGTCGTGTTCGCGTTTGATGTTTCCCCGGATCGTTCGCGGGCCGCGATCGGGGTTGCGGGTCGGGACGAGAGTGGTCTGATCGTGGTTGAGGTAATCAGGCGGGGTCGTGGGACGGGGTGGATCGCCGCGGATCTCGATGCGTTACTCGCGAAGCATCGTCGGTCGGTCGTTGTTTGTGATGCGATCGGTCCTGCGGGGGCGGTTGTCGGTCAGTTGGAGCATTTGCAGCGGTCGAAGCGGTTCGTTCTGATGACGGGCGCGGATTACGCGGCTAGCTGTGGCGCGTTCTATGACGCGGTTGAGAATCGGACGATGCGTCATCGTGGTACGGCGGCGTTGTCGGTCGCGGTCGCTGGCGCTAAGAAGCGGGCGCTCGGCGAGAAGTGGGCGTGGGGTCGGATCAAGTCGGAGACGGATGTAACGCCGTTAGTGGCGACTACGCTTGCCCTGGGGTACCTTCAGTCGGTTCGTCGAGGGGTTGCTCAGGTGATCAACCCGATGGACGTGATTCGGGTGGATCGCGGCGGGGAGCCCTACGATTTCTCGGCGCTCCCGGAGTGGGTTCGGTGACGTTGATCGTGATCGATACGGTTTATGAGGATGCGCTGGAGCGGTTCGTGAAGGCGCGGGTTGGGGTTGAGATCGTTCGGGATCCTCGCGATGAACTTGGCGAGGTTCCGTTCTACGATCCTAATGGGAACGTGTTGTTGAGCTGTACGGCGGGGGTTGATGCTCGGGCGGTCGCGGATGAGTTACAGCGGCAGCAGCGGACGATGCTTGTTGTCGTTTCGGTCGGGGAGCGGGACTAAGTTCGATTAGGGGATCGGCGCAGTCTCGGCAAGGTATTTGGTCTGGTAGGTCTCGACATAGCGTGAGTGAAGGGAGGGGCGATGACCCCTAGTAAGGATTCTGAGGCTGTTTCCGACTTGGAGACGCTCGATACGCCTGAATCTACGTCCGAGACTGTTGGAGGGTCGGAGGTGGTCGCGGAGACGGTCGTAGAGCCTGTCCTGGGGAGTGTTCGGGATAAGGAGAGCGACGTTGTCCCCGTTGGCGCTCCGATCCTGGAGACGCCCGAGTCCCCGCTCGCTCCACCCCGTTATGTTCCGGCTCACGCGCCGGTCACGTTCGAGACGCCAGAGAGTCCCGCTCCACAGCCATACCGTCCTGATGGGACGATCGAACCAGGGGGCCTACGACTACAGCGCTTCGTGTATTCGCTGTCGCCGCGAGATGCGAGTTAATGGGCTCCCCGATCATCATCGCGGCTGTATGACTAGACCCCGTATTGGACTGGAACTACAACAGTTACATGAGAAAGGAGCGAGTCTTCGCTCGCTCGCCGTTACATACTCTCTTGGCCGTAAGGTCGTCCGTAATCTAATTCTCCAAGCTGGAGGAACTATTCAGCCGTCGGGATGGGACGATGCCGCACGACGTAGCGGCTTTGCCGCTCGCGCCGTTAACTTTGTAACGGGTGACTGCTCAATCCCCGGTTGCGATCAGGCTGCTATAGGTAAGCATGGGTGGTGCGACCGCCACTACCGTCGCTGGCTACATCATGGAGATCCGACATGGACCGCAGTTCGTCCCGAACTCCCTAGTAGTCGATACGTCTCGCGCAAATTTCCTGGACATCCCCTCGCGAACCCTCGCACGGGTCGCGCGTACGTTCATCGCGTCGTTCTGTTCGACTGCTGCGGGGACGGTCGAGTTCCATGCTTTTGGTGTGCGCGACCCCTTCGGTGGAAGATCGATCGGCGATCCCCTGATGCCGTAGTAGTCGATCACCTGGATCACGATCGCCATAACAATGATCCGACCAATCTTGTCCCAGCCTGTAACTCTTGTAATGGCGCGCGTAATCGTCGCCGTAAGCAACCTCCGCTTGTCTCTATCTACTCAGCGGGAGGTACCTGATGCATTCCGCGACTACTGCGATCTTGCGCTACTTCGCTTACGAGCACTTGCCGGCGCATCTTCAGGAGATCAGTAGCCAGTTCCATGATCTCGCTCACGACATGGTGGGCCGGCTGCCTGAGGGACCGGAGACGACGGTCTGTCTACGCAAGCTCCTCGAAGCGAAAGATTGCGCCGTGAGGGCGGTCCTCTGAGATGTACTCAACGTTGATCGAGGTCATCGGTCTAGCCTGCCTGGTCGTGATGGCTGCTCTACTTGGGGGCGCTCCCGCAGCGTTCGGGACGGCCGGGATCTCCCTTCTGTTCGTAGGGGCGTCTACGGATGATTCGGCGCTTGGGAGGAACGTGAAGCGGGTTGCGGTTCTTCCGTTGCGCGGGGTTCTGTCGGTTCGGCGTTCGTGGCGGTCTCGGGGCGCTCGGAAGTTGATCTCCTCCTTGTCGGAGGAGTAGCGCGTGTCGCTTGTTCGTAGGGCAGTCTCGGGTATCTCGCATGAGGTGAGGGCCGCCGATGGAAGACAGCCGTGGGGTGATAGCACACCCATTCCGAACTCGCTTGCGGGGGGAGCGCGGGTTGGCGGCATCCCCGTCACTCAGTCCTCGGTCACGCGGATTTCGACGGTGTACGCATGCATTGGATTGCTCGCCGACACGATCTCGTCGCTCCCGACTCAGCTTCGCGATGGGCCTCAGGTCGCGACGTCGAAGGTTCTGAAGCCGTCCCCGCTGCTAACGCGGCCGTACGCGGAGATCAGTCGCCGCGATTGGTGGGTTCAGTTCATCTGGTCGCTCGCGTTACGCGGGAACTTCTTCGGGTTGATCATCGAGCGTGATCGTCTCGGCGATCCGGTTCAGATTAAGCCGATCAGCCCGGATCGCGTGCAGCTTCGCCGTCTTCCGGGGTCGGGAATATTGGAGTACAGGTTCAACGGTTTGGTCGTCCCGCTCGATGATGTTGTTCACGTCAGGTATCAGACTCATCCGGGGTCGCTGATTGGCTTGAACCCGATCGAGATCTGTGCTCTGTCGTTCGGGTTGCAGATCGCTCAGGAGTCGTACGCGGAGACGTTCTTCTCGAATAGCGCGAATCCTCAGGGTGTGATTCAGGTCCCTGGTGTCCTGGATGTTGTTGAGACGAAGAAGATGATGCGTGGTTGGATCGCGGCGCATCAGGGGTTGAATCAGGCGAACTTGCCGGCGATCTTGACGGAGGGCGCGGAGTTCAAGGCGATCACGATCAACCCGTCCGATTCTCAGTTGTTGGAGGCTTTGGGGGCGTCGCGGTCGTTGATCGCGGGAACGATCTTCCGCATTCCGCTTCACATGGTGGGGATCGTCGATCGTTCTTCGAGTTGGGGACGAGGTCTCGAAGTCATGGAAAGAGGGTTCTTCTCGAACACGTTGATCGGTTATCTCGTTCCCGCAGTGGAGATGATGACGGGGTATCACCCTACTGGGCAGTTCATGCACTTTGATACGAAGGAGCGGTTGCGGGGGACGGCGTTGGAGCGGGCTCAGACGGGTTCGCTCGCGATGCTTGCGGGTGCGTGGTGTGCGGATGATTTCCGGGCGACGTTTGATCAGCCTCCGTTGCCTGATGGGAAGGGTCAATACACATATGCACCGATCAACACCGAGTTGCTGCTCCAAGCATTGCAACTCTTGAAGGATTCGGAGACGACTCCAGAACCGCCGGAACCGGAGGGTGATCAGAGTATCCCGACGCCTTCGGGGGGCGCTCCGGCGGCTGGTCGGTCCTCGAATGGTCACGGGCGAATGTCGCGTGATCAAGCCGCGGCGCTCGTACGTTCCGTCATCGGCGGCTAGGTAGTTCCATTCTTGTTCCCTCACTGCTAAGGCGGAGGTCATCATGAAGAAGGAAGATAGGGCCTACTCCGCCAAGGAGTTGGAGGTGCTGGTGAAGGGTTCTTCGACGCCGACTGTGGTTGATTGGAAGCGGGCGGTTAGGGCGGTGACCCGCGGTGACGCGGGTTACGATGCCATCAGGAAGGATCTCGTCGGTCGTGCTCAGAAACTGGGCGTGAATGAACTTGTCCCGTCGAACTGGAACGCGGACGGGAGCTTGGAGTCGAAGGCGGGTATCTGGACGGATCAGGAGTCGCGGGAGACCCACGGGGATCTCGCGGTCGCTCTCTCGGACGCGCTTGAGGGGCTTGTTGACGACATGGACGGCGTGTATTACGGCTGGCTTCAGGACTTTGATGATGAGAACATGTACTTCCAGGCGGGTGGTTTGTTGTACTCGGCGTCGTACGTGGTAGCGGATGGTGGTCCCGTGACGCTGGGAGATCCGACGCGGGTTCGTCCCGTTACGTCGTACGTTCCCGCAGAGGACGACTTGGAGCGGTCGGAGGCGAAGCCTGAGCGGCGTCTCGCGTCGCGAACGTTGGAGTGGCGGAAGGAGCGCGCGCCGAAGCGTTTGGATCGTGAGACGCGGGAGATCGCTCGTCCGTTCGAACTACGTGACGAGGATGATGGTGATACGTGCGTTCTTCGGTCGTACGCCAGTCTGTTTGATGAGCCGTACACGGTTGGGTCTGGGTCTTATCGGTATCAGGAGACTGTGCTGCCGGGGGCGTTCAAGCGGACGTTGAACAACGGTCCGGACGTGGTTTTTCGCGCGGAGCATGGTGGGCCGCCTCTTGCGCGTACGTCGTCGGGGACGTTGACGGTTGGTGAGGATGAGACGGGCCTTTGGTATGAGGCGAGTCTTTCTCGCGCGGATCCGGATGTTCAGCGGTTGATTCCGAAGATTGAGCGCGGGGATTATCGCGAGTCAAGTTTTGCGTTTCGTTGCGTCGAGGACGCGTGGAACGATGACTACTCGAAACGGTCTCTGAAGGCGTGTGATCTTGATAGGGGGGATGTTAGTATCGTCACGTTTGGGGCGTCTCGCGCGACGGGGAAGCACATGCTTTTGAGGTCGGAGGAGGAGGCGATCCTGTCGCTTCGTTCGGGTGGGGTTGAGGTTCTGTTGGCGGCTCTTGTTGAGTGGCGTGACTTCACGCTTACCCCGTTGGAGGATCGGGCGGGGAAGGCGATCTCGGCGTCGAACCTGGCGACGTTGAAGCACGTTCTGTCGCTTGCGGCGTCCGCAGATGAGGCTTTGGATGAGATTCAGCCGACGCTCGCGGACTTGATGGGGGTTCCGAACCCGGACGCGGATGATGACGCGACGGAGGAGAACGCGGATAAGACCGAACCGGTTGAGGAACGGGTCGAACTACCCAAGGTTCCTGCGCTACCCGCGTCGTCTCTTCGTGATCTACGGCGCGAACTTCGTCGGAGGGCCGCCTGATGGGTGTGACCGCTCCCGAGGTTACGGAGAGGGCGGACGCGAAGGATTTCGAGGCGTCCCCTCGGATCGAAGGTATTCGGGAACCGTTGACGTACGAGGCGCGCGTAGAGCGAACTCGTCGCGGGGGTATTCGTATTCGGTCGGTCGGGGAGCCTCGCTCGTACTTCCAGGACGTTGTTGCTCTTGAACGCAGTGGGGATCGCGCGGCGCGTGAGCGTTTGGAGCGTCACGGCCGGGAGGTCGAGGGCGAGATGCGGGCTCGTCGCGTCGCGGAGTCTCCCGAGGTACGTTACGAGTTAGAGACGCGCGCTCCGACAGCAAGTTTCGCTGCCCCCCCGCTGTGGTTGATTGATTATTTCGCGACCGCGGATCGTGCGGAGCGGGTGCTCGCGGATCTCGCGCCGAACTTCTTTCTTCCCCAGGGCGTGTTCAGCGTGAACTTGCCGGGTGAGACTCAGGCGTCGAGCGTCGGCGAGCAGCAGTTGGGTACTTCGGTTCCGTCGACGGACGCGACGGATCAGGCGATTTCGTCCGCTGTCGCGACTCTTGCGGGCCAGTGGGATGTTCCGCTTCAGATGTTGGAGCAGAGTCCCCCGTCCGCCGCGTTCGATTGGGTCGCGTTCACTCAGCTTCAGGCGGACTACGACGCGCAGTTGGAGTATCAGTTGATTAACGGGAACTCGCCTGGGATCGTCGGACTTCTGAACAATCCGCTTGTTCCTGCGGCGAACGTGATCACGACGACCCAGACGACGGCGACGGGCCAGTTCCCAGCACTCGGTCAGGTTCTCGCTGCGGTTGGTAACACGCGGCTAATGCCTGCGGAGGCGTGGCTCATTCGCACAAATAGGTTCGCGTGGTACGGATCCAGTGAAGACCTAGCGTCGAGACCGTTGATGATTACGGACCGTGACGGGTCCGGCATGTTCTCCATGCTTGGCGTTAACGCGAACCACGACAACGCGGTCCCGATCACGCTCGGCGCGGGCCGGAACCAGGACGTTGTGATCGCGTGTCGTCCCTCGGACTGGCTCGTCTTGGAGTCCGACTTAACGACGGACGTCATGGAGGACGTCTTGAGCGGATCGCTCAATGTACGCCTCCAGTTGCGCGGATACATCGCGGCGCTGCTTCGTCAGCCGAACAGCGTGGCATACCTGACTGGTTCTGGAATGGTGCGCCCAAGCGGCTTTTGACCTTTCCCGCGTGTTTTTCACGCGGTCGTTCTTATCCGTAGTACTACGTACGCCCCCCGTCGAGTCCCGCCTCTTTACGCGGCCTGGCACCTACCGGGAGCCCCATAAAACAACCAGAAGGAGGGGCTATGTCCCTGGCTAGTAAGACGCCGCGTGCGGCGCGTCAGACCCTGGAAGAGAAGTACGCGGAGTTCTTCCGTACCCATCCCCCGATCTGGGGGGCTGACGGAGCGACGGCGACCGAGTCGCTGCTCGAAAAGCTGCTCGCTCGACGGGCCGCGCTCGCGGCGGAGATCGAACCGTTGATCGATAAGCGTGAGGAGGACCGTGAGACGTGGGTCACGCGGTCGTCGTCTGACGAGTTCCAGAAGCTGGATGAGGAGGCGCGTAAGGCGGAGATTGCTGAGTACGCCGCTTCGGAGGAACGGTTCGGCGAGGACTCCGCGATCAAGATGAGCGAGATTCGCGCGTTGGATCAGCGGATCGCGGAGCAGGAGATCAAGGAGCAGTCGAGGTCGCTCGCGGAGAACGCGTCGCGGTCGGAGTCTCGGTCTGGTCTGTCGGGTGTTACTCGTCAGAAGGAGCCGATGACGTACCGGCAGGACAATCAGAAGGAGACCTCTTACTGGCTTGATCTTGCGGCGGCTCAGGTTCCTCAGGTTCGGCAGAACGCGAGCGGACGGACGGACGGTTTCCAGGAGCGCCTCGATAGGCATGCGAAGGAGATGGAGGACACCCTGTCGGGGCGTCGTGACTCGCGCGAGGGTCGCGCTCAGCGGATGATCGACGACGCGGAGATGGCGGCTACGGGCCGGTTCGGTTCGGCTCGTGGTTTCGAGGGGTCTCCGTTTGAGTCTCGCGCCCCGTCCCGGATCCCCGGGCAGGGTGGGTATGCGGTACCACCGCTGTGGCTGATCGATGATTACATCCCGGCGCTCCGTCCGGGACGCGTCGCGGCCGGTCTCTGTCGGAACCTTCCGCTTCCCGCGGGTACCGATTCGATCAACGTTCCGAAGCTTCTGACCCCAACGCTGACGGGGATTCAGACTGCGGATAATGCACCGGTCGCGTCTAGGGATTTCTCGGACACGTTCGTTCAGGCGAACGTGAAGACGGTCGCCGGTCAGGAGGACGTCCCGATCCAGTTGATCGAGCAGTCCCCAGGCCAGATCCTCGATCAGGTAATCACGACGGACCTGATCGCGGACCTGAACCAGAAGGTTGACCTTCAGGTTCTGACGGGCAACGGGGCTGGGGCTCCGCTCTCGGGTGGTCAGGTCATGGGCCTGTACCCCGCATCAAACTGGGGCGCGACGACCCTGACGTGGACGGCAGCGACGCCGACCGCAGCGGGGTTCTTCCAAGTACTGGGAGCGATGCTCAGCAAGACGGCGTACACGCGGTTCTCGCTGACCGACTTCCAGTACATGTTCCATCCTCGCCGCGCAGGTTGGTGGTTGACCGCGACGGACTCAGTCGGTCGTCCACTCGTGAGCACGCCTGGGTTTAACCCGTTCAACATTCAGGCGCTAGAGGAAGCGGTAATCCCGTACGAGGGTCGGATCGCGGACCTTCCGTTCGGCCCAGCGGCGTACATGAACGCGAACATTCCGATCACGGATAGTTCCGGAACTCCTGGCGGCGGGACGGCCGACATCGGTCTCGGCGCGATCTGGGACGACATCTGGTTCTTCGAGGGAGACCTCCGAACCCGAGTCCTCTCCGAAGTCCTCTCAGGAACACTGGAACTCCGATTCCAAGTGTATGAGTACATTTCGCTGCTCTGCCGATACGGTGCTTCGATCGTCATCGCGACGGGTTCTGGGTTCGCCGCTCCGACAACGGTCGACGGTACGGCGTACTAACCGGACGGCCTCGCCCCGCTCCCTTCCGCGAGGCCCATCAAGCCTGGAGGGTCTTGACACGTCCCGAATTGGGCGTTTCTCGACCCCTGGCGATCTTACCCACTCTCGATCTACGAGAGTCCACAAGGTCCTGGAGTAAGTTCCGCTGATTGGCGTTACCCCTCCCAGGACACCACGACTACTCTCAGAAGGAGAGTGATCCTATGCCACAGTCTGGTCCTGATCTAGTTGGTGCGGGTTATCCGCTGAGTTATTCCCCCCGAGCGTTGCTTGGTGGTCTGTCGAACTTCACTCAGCCGAACATTCCGGCTCGGTCGAACCTGGAGTGGTTCGGGTTGAACGCTGCGACGGATGGTGCGCTCGCGGCGTCGGGCGTCGGTTGTGTCGTCCCGGTCCCGGTTGATGTGGGGACGCCGATCACGAGGGTCTCCCTGATCATCGGTGCGACGGCGGCTTCTACGCCTACGCATCAGTTTGTTGCGATTTATCCGGGGACGGGTGTTGCGGTGAACACGGGTGCGTTGTTGGCTCAGTCTGCGGATGGTTTGACGGCTGCGGTTGCGGCGGGTGCGGCGGGTACTGTTGCTCCGTTGACGTACACGTTGGCGTCTACGGTCACTCCGACCGCGGCGACGGCTCCTCAGGGGTTCGTGTACGTGATGGTTTCGTTTACGGGTACGGCGGTTCCGACCGCGTTGTCGTTCGGGACCCCCGCGGGAATCAATTATCAGTGGAATGCACTGGTGAGTCCGGCGTTCCTGTCGGCGACGACTGGTACGGCGCTTGGTGGGACGGCCCCGGCGACGCTGGGCACACTGACGGCGAAGGTCGTTGCGCCCTGCATCATCCTTACGTGAGCGTGGTTTCGCGGGAGCGGGTTTCGGTTCGCTCCCGTTCGCTGGCGCTGCCTGATGGTCAGGCGGTCAGGTTCGTCGTTGACGAGTTCGGGGATGAGACGGTCCTGTTTGATCGCGGTTCGGTTACGCGATCCGTGGAGGGTTACGAAGTCCCATTCGGTGTGTTCGTTCCGTATACGGTTCGGCGTCAGGCGACGGTTGATGGGGCTCCGTTGAACGCGACGTGGGTGGATGTGTCGGTCTCGCCTGTCGCGTATTACGCGGCGTTGTTGGATTGGTGGTCCCGGGGGGAGACGTTCATGGTGGTTGAGCACGACGTGGTGTGTTCGGAGGCGATTGTTCGCGAGATGGACGAGTGCCCGGAACCGTGGTGTTTGTTTTCGTACTCTGATCTTTGTCATCCTGAGTGTCGCGAGGCGTGGCACAACCATCTTGGTTGTACGCGATTCCGTAGCGAACTGGTCGAGGCGGTTCCGGATGCGGTTCGGGGTGCTCCTCGCGAGGATTGGGATTGGCATACGGCGTGTAACGGTTTGGGCGAGAATCTTCGTCGCGCCGGGTTTTCTCATCATTGGCATGGTTCGGTTCCTCATTGTCACGAGCCGCTCGTAGCGGCCTGAACCTTCGACGCCCTTCTTGGGGTTGTTGGAGCTGCGGGCGGTCGCGGACGTTATCCCCACGATCGACGCGTCCTCCTCGGGTACGCGCTGGTCCCTCCCGCGTCTCGCGACCGCCCGCTCTTTCTTTCGTCCCTCCCCGGAAGGGAGTCTTGTGATTCATCCTCGTATCTCCATGTTCTTACAGGCTCGGGATGCTGCTCGCGCACGAGGCGATCGCGGCGTCGAACGCTCTACGACAGCGGACCTTCGCCGCCTCGATGTTCGGGATGACGCGACGGTTAGGTTTCCGGACGGTCCACCGCGTCCCGGGCGTCCTCGGAAGCGTTGTGAGCACGATGAGGTTCCGTCTCGTTGCTCGCAATGTCGTGCGGCCGAGCGGGCCGCAGCCTGATGGCTGGTGGCTCGCTCACGATCACGGGGTTGTCCGCGAGTGAACCGTCTGGATATCGAACGTTTGGGCCGATCACAATTCAGGGGACGGTCGTGATCGGGGAGACCCTGGAGGTTCCACTCGTGTCGGGGGATAATACGTTCGCGATCCCGGATCAGGCGACGGCGTGTTGGATTATTCCGCCGACGCAGGGGACGGTTGCGTTGACGATTCGTACGTCCGCTAACTCGGGGGACGCGGGTCTTCCGATCTCGGCGCAGATGCCTTTCGGTCCGTTTTGTTTTCCAGCGACGGTTCCGGCGTCGTTGATCGTGAACGCGTCTGCGGTCCAGGCGAGTCCCTTGTCCATCGTGTTTATTTAGAGGAGGCGGTTCTCATCGGGTTCACCACATACGGGAACGATAAGCTCCTTCAGGCGTTTGGTCAGGCTGCGGCGCTTGGCGGTCCCTCAACTCATTACGTTGGGTTGATGACGGGTTCGGTTTGGCAGGCGTCTCATGTGTACTCGTCGGGTGCGTATGTCATTCCGACGACGTTCGCGTCGATCTCGACTCAGGCGGGGAAGATCTTTAAGTGCACGGTGGCGGGTACGTCTGCGGGTTCTCAGCCGACGTGGCCTACTACGGCGGGTGGGACCGTCACGGATGGGGGTGTGACGTGGACGGAGATCACGAACTTGTTTGCTCAGGGGACGTTCACGGGGGCGGAGATTGTTGGTAATGGGTACGCGCGGGTGGCTGTTGTTGCGAACTCGACTAACTTTCCGAACGCGACTGTTGCTCAGCCGGCGGTCTTGTCGAACGGTGTTGCGATTACGTTTCCGTCTCCTACGGCGGATTGGGGGTTGGCGATCGGGTGGGTTGATGCGGATGCGTCTTCGGCGGGGAACGTTTGGGCGTGGGCTCCTACGACGACTGCTTTGGATTGTGCGTCTGGGTCTACTCCGTCGTTCGCGATCAGCGCGTTGACCTTGTCGTTGTCCCCGTAGGGCTGATGACGCTTCCGGAGAACATCGCGAACTCGGCTACGCCCGGGAGTGTTGTTGCGATCTCGTCGCTTGCGTCGGGGATTGTTACGACGCCTGCGTCGGGGACGGTTGAGACGTGGACGTTTACGTCGTCGCCTCCTGCGACGCTTGGGATTGCTGGCCAGTTTCGGTTTGTTGTAGACGCGGAGGTTTTGCTTGATACGACTGGTGGGGCGGGTTCGACGCGGACGGTCGTTCGGGGCCAAGAGGGTTCGACGCCTGCGCTTCACGCGGCGGGTGCGAGTGTTCTTCATTATTTAACTGCGGGGGCGTTGAGGGCGGCGTTCGCGACGGTCGGGACGGGTGGGACAGTTGGCGGTTCGGGCGGTAGTCCTCTAGCGAGTTCGGTGGTAAGCGGGGCATCATCGGGAGGCGCGATCCCGTGGGCGGCCGGTGTCCAGCAGACCGCGAACGTGATCTACTCGAACGCCGGGTCGTTGTATCTGTGCAGCGTCACGCACATGTCGGCGGGGACGTTCGCGGCGGACGCAGCCAACTTCCAGGCGATGGGCGGCTTGGGCACGGCGGTAAACGGTGGCGCGTCCGGGCCGCCCGCGTGGTCCGCTTCGACCGCCTACGCGGTGAACCAGCTCGCGACCTACAACGGGATCACGTTCCTCTGCACCACGGCTCACACGTCCGGGACGACGTTCATCGCGACGAACTGGCTGCGGCTCGGGACCTCGCCGCATCTCCCGTTCCTCGGGCTGCCGCTCCTGCCCGTGTCGGATCGTTTCGGCATGTGCGGGGCGTCTAGCAGCGACTCGACGGATACGGCGTGCGACTCGATCACCCGCTGGCCGTTGCGCCGCGACGCGACCACAGTGACGGTCATCGTCGCGAACTGGCCGAGTTACGGGGCCGCTACCCCCACGAGCCAGGTTACCTACACGGCTGCCGTGCAGGATTCCGCGGGCAACAAGATCCCCGTGTTCTTCAACGGGCTACGCGCCGTCACCGTCGACGGTGACGGCTTCGCGGTCGGAGTCGCAACAGGCGTTGACGGTCTCGTGACCAACGGCTTCATCTACGTGCGTCTCCATGCGACTGTGACGACGGTCGGGAATGTCCTTTATGAGAACTATGCGACCGACGCTGGGCTCAACGAGGGTCGCGTCTTCAACTCGGGCAGCGACCTGACACTGTCGGGTACGATCACCGTGAACTCGGGGTTCTGTGTCGCGCCGCTGACCGTTCTCTCACCCGCCGTCGCGACCGACCTTCAGGTGCTCGGCGCGGTAGGCGACTCGATCGTCGCGGACACTCACGGCGATGTCTTCGGGTCAACCACGGCCATCGTGACGTTCTCGTTTGGCTGGCCGCGTCGCTTCGCGATCCGCGCCAACCGGCCGTTCGTGAATTGCGGCCTCTCGGGCGAAACCGCGCAGGTGTTCGCGGCCGGACCTACAAGCAGCGGCATCTACCGGCGATTCGCGCTTCTCGCTGGCTGCTCGCAGATCGTCGCGAACCACGGCATCAACGACCTCAACACTGGTCGGACCCTCGTCCAGTTGCAGGCGAATGTCCTCACGATCGCCGGCTTCTTCCCGAAGTCGAAGGTGTGGTGGGGAACCATCACTCCGTATGCCGATTCGACGGACGCGTACGCCACCCTCGCTAACCAGACCCATCATTTCACCGTCACGGTGGAGGGGTACCGCACCACGTTCAACGACTGGCTGCGCGCGGGCGCACCGATCGATCCGACGACGAAGGTCGCAGTCGCCGTTGGAACTGGTGGGGCGCTGCTCGCGGGCCAGGCAGGACATCCCCTCGCCGGATACGTCGAGATTACTGACCAGGTGGAGACGGCGCGCAACAGCGGCTTCTGGGTGTCCAACGGCCGGTCGGTCACCGATGCCGCGATGGCCTCCACATCTTCCGGCATAGTCACGAGCGCAACCGCAGCGTTTAGCGCCGGGGACGTCGGCAAGCGCGCCTATGTCGCTGGAGCTGTCGTGACGAGCGCGAACGGGCCGCCCCCGACGATCCTCTCGGTGCAGTCAGCCACCCAGGCGACGCTTTCGGCCAACGCAACCGGAATTGTGTCCGGGGCGGCAATGGGCATCGGCGCGTACGCGTACACGCTCGACGGACTGCACCCCTACATCGAAGCGGTCGCCGCTATCGCCGCTGCAATCCCCACCGGCGCGCTGCTCTGAGCCAAGCCCCGCTTTGCGTGATTTGCGGGTAACGGCCTCGCGCTAAGGTTTACGCTCCAAATTAAGGTGGCCCCCGGCGACGCGCCAACGTCCCGAGGGCCTAACCCAAGGAGCGGAATCCTCCATGAGTACTGTTCAGCCTATACGGCTTTCTACGCAGTCGTCCCCGAAACTCGCGCTGGTTCCTAAGCCGCCGTGTCGTACTAATCGGGGGCGTAAGTTCCCGCCCGATCCCCTGACGACGGAGGAGATAGTTCGACTTCTTGGGGCGTGCATTCCGACGCGTTCGGGACCGTTCTGGGAACTTTCGGCCGCGCGTCTACGGGCGATTATCGTCTTACTGTGGCGTACTGGTTTGCGGATCTCCGAGGCGTTGGCGTTGGAGGATCGTGATCTTCATCGCGCTGATCGGATGATCGTAGTTAGGCGCGGGAAGGGCGGGAATCGTCGCCTGGTGATGATGGATGAGTGGGGTTGGAAGCAGTTTGATTCCTGGCTAGCGATTCGTCGTGATCTTCCGCTTGGCCCTGTGTTCTGCGTACTACAGGGTGACGCGGCGGGTCAGTCCTGGGCAGACTGTGATGTTCGTCGCCAGTTCCGTGATGCGGGGCGACGTGCGGGTCTTCGTAAGCGCGTTCATCCCCATGTGATGAGGCATACTCACGCGATTGATCTTCGTCGTGACGGCTTGGATCTCCTAACGATCTAGAAGCAGCTCGGGCACGCCCACATGGGAATCACTCAGATATACCTTGACTCGATTGTGGTTGAGGAGGCGCTCGCTCCGATCGGGGCGCGTAAGCCCCCGATGATGCAGGTCCCCGACGTGTAAAGAGGGAGGTTCTGGGATGCCAGATAATGTTGGGGTTCCAGGTGGTTCGGCGGGGCCTGTAGCGACGGATTTCAATACTTCCTCTAGCGAGCATTATCAGATCATCAAGGTGGGTTACGGGGCGCGTGACGCGAACGCATTAACGGTCGTGGATCCGACGCATCAGTTTCCTGTTCAGAACACTCCGATTGGGGCTACGGCTCCTGCGGATGCCCTTGCTCCGTCGTCGTCGTCCGCGCCTGTTCTGTCGTTCCCCGAGTTGTGGAATGGGGCGACTACGGATAGGGCGCGGGCGAATATCACGGGAGCGTTAATCGCGGCGGGTGCGACGACGACACAGTCCGCTATTGCTCTGACGACGTATAACGCGGCGAAGCTCGTTTTGGTCGCGAACATTACGGCGGGCGCGGGGAGTATCGTCGTCGCGATCAGCGGGTCGACGTCGTCCTCGTATGCGTACTCGATCTTGACGTCCGCGTCGCTTTCGGGGAACGGGGTGACGGCCCTGCGAGTGTTTCCGGGGGCGACGCCTTCCGCGAACGCGGTCGCGAACGATGTTGTTCCTCGTAACGTTCTTGTCACGGTCACGGTCACGGGGACGATCACGTACGGCGTTGATTACGTCCTCGTCGTCTGATGGGGAACACGGGTACTCAGGATCAGTTCGCGTCGGGCCAGTCGCAGGTTCTGTTCTCGTCATCGGCGGTTCAGACGATCGCGGCTACGGTCGCGGAGACGTCGGTTTTCGGGGCGGGTAGCGGTTCGTTGACGCTCCCTGCGGGGTATTTGACGGTCGGGAAGATGTTGAGGTTCAGTGTTCGTGGCGTGTACTCGACGCCCGCGCTCGCGGTCGGGAACGTTTTGATCAAGGTGAAACTGGGTGGGACGGTTCTCGCGTCTGGTACGGCGTCGGCGTTGCTTGTGTCGGCGACTAACTCGGGGTTCGTTGGTCAGGCGTTGATTACGTGTCAGTCGGCTAGTTCGTCTGGGTCGGTTGTGATTATGGGCGAGTTGTCGTACGCGGTCGGGAATAACATCGCGGCGTTGACGATGGCGATCAATAACGGGGTGACGCCTAGTACGATCAACACGACGGGAACGCTCGCGTTCGACGCGACGGTTACGTGGAGTAATAACACGGCGGGGAACAGCCTCTCGTCGTTGAATTGTTTGCTTGAAGGTTTGAACTGATCGCGGGAGGGTAGCCGTGACCCTCCTACTCGTTTTTCCGGGTTTCACTCAGGTCGCGGGTTCGGGATCATCGTCCTCGGTCGGGTCTGGGTTGTTGTCCGTTTCCGTTCCGCTCGTCGGGGTAGGTCAAGCCGTTCGGGGGGAGGGTCCGCTCGGGGATCTGGTTCTCGGCGGTCCGTCGTCGGTCACGTTCCCCGCGTTGACGTCCTCGGTCGGGTCTGGGTTAGATCTGATCTTGGAGGTTCTCTCGGGTTCGGGGCTGTCCTCGTCGTCGGGTTCCGCGTCGCTCACGGTTTTGGTTCCGCTTACGGGTTCGGGTATCACCGACTCGTCGGTCCTCGGATCGCTATCGGTCGCGATCCCGTTGTCAGGAGCGGGAGTCTCGTCCTCGGTCACGGGAGGCGTTCTAAGCGTCTCGATCCCCCTAGCAGGGGGTTCGGTTACGTTTACCCGCGGGATGGCGTCTCTGGTCGTCTCCGTCCCTCTCGCGGGGTCCGGGACGACGGACTCGTCGGTCCTCGGGTCGTTGTTCGTCGGTATTCCGCTGTCGGGGTCGGGTACGACGTCGAGTCGCGCGACGGGGTTCGTCGCGGATCAGTTCAGTGGGGCGGGTAAGGGTCGTAGTACCGCGTCGGGGACGCTCACTACCTGGGTGTATCTCCATAGCGATGATGGGTATGGTAACTCTCACGTTGGGTCGGAACTCGCTGTTTATCCGCTCGCGTCGATCCTGCTGGCGACGGTGGGTTACGTTACGCGGGGTACGACGTCGCGCGGGTCGGGACGGTTGAAGCGGCGGATCACGGGGACGATCACGGATTCGGGTCAGGTGAGCCCCACGTCGGTGTTCGGGGTCGTTGAGGATGAGGAACTAGTCGGGGAGGTTGTGGGTGTCGGCTGATTGGACGATTCGGCAGGGTGATCAGAACCCGATCTTTTCGGATACGTTGACGTTGTCGGACGGGAGTGTCCCGCCGCTTCAGAACGCGACCCTTTCGTTTCAGATGCGGTCTCTTACGTCCGCGCAGCCGGTGACTCTTCAGGGGGATGTGGAGATCACGGACTGGATTACGGGGGCGGTCAGGTTCTCACCCACGGCGACCGATACGAGTAGCGCGGGCGATTACGTCATGAACTGGCTCGTACGGTTCGCGGATGGGTCCCAGATGACGTTCCCTACAGATGGGTTCATCTGGGGGCGCGTTGAGCCGACGTCTGTAACAGCTCCGAGGTTGATCGTTTCGCTCCCGAAAGTCAAGGAGCACTTGGGGATCAAGAACGTGGATCGTGGGCGGGACGCACGCTTGTTGCGTTACGTTCAGTACGTCACGCCGTTGATCGAGGAGCGGACGGGGCCGATCATCCCACGCGTCTTTGATGAGTGGCATGATGGTGGGTCGAATCTGATCGAGTTGTATAGGCGTCCGTCGTCGGGGTTCGGTACGTCCCCGGTGATGACGTTGGTCGGCGCGTCGGAGTATCGCGGTCCGATTGAGTATCCGCTCGCGCTGGTCGCGTCTCCCGTGTTCGGGTCGATCTATTCGGTGTTTCTGAACGCTGATATGGGGACGTTGACGCGGCGTACTGCGGGGGGGGCGACGATCGCTTTCATGCCGGGACGCGAGTGCGTTCACGTGATCTATCAGTCGGGGCAGTCCCAAACGCCGGACAACGTGGAGTTCGCGGCTCTGGAGGCTGTTCGGGTTGCGTACGAGTGGCGGCAGCAGTCGGGTTCGGGTTCTCGGTCGATCGCGGATGAGCAGGAGACGGGTCCGGTGATGCAGTACGAGTTGACAAGGTTGATCAGGTCGATGCTTGGTCCGACGCGTAGGGCTCCGTCGTTCGCGTGAGTGGCGTTCCTACCGATACGTTCACGACGTTCGGTCCGCTTGTCTCGAACGGGACGGTCAGGACGTCCGTGCTGTCGTTGCTTCAGGACAAGCGTGCGGGGGTCCTAAACTACTTGACCCCGGTCGCAACCATGAACGGTATTGACCCTGGGAAGGTCGCATTACCAGACGGTCCGGCGTCGTTCCGTTCAGGGCTTGACTTCGACACGTACCAGTCGGACGTGTTCCCGCTGTGGATCGTTGTCTCAACACCGCTCGACCCACCAGAGCGGTACGGTGGCGGCGAGTACGGCGTGTGGTTCACGATCGAGGTCGCGACGCTCATCCGGATGGAGACCGAACCGGACGCGATCGAGATGGTTGACGTTTACGGGACGGCGACGATGGGTTGTGTTCTTCAGCATGGGGGGCTTGGCGGGGTCGCGTCGAAGACGAATCTGGAGGGGTACCCGAGGGTTGAGTTCGTCTCCCTGACGGGGCCTCGGAATATGGTTCGTTCTGTCTTGACGGTTCGCGCGTACGTTCAGCCGGTGGTTGTGGAGCGGTATGGACCGCCGATCGAGCAGACGCCGCTCGCGCCGAGTTTGTCCGTTTATCCGACCGTTTCGGAGACTGACGTAAAGATCGTTACCGAGGGTGCCCCAGTGTCGGATTCGGTCACCGTTCGTAGTACCTGACGGGTCCCTTTTCTCGTCTCGCGTGTTTTCCTCTCCCGGCTCGGAAGGAGCCTCTATGTCTAACATCAAGGAGTCTCGATGAGCCCTGTCGTAGGTGTTGTTGTTCAAGCGACGGAGGTTCCGGCCAACACGATCAATCAGATCTCGACCGCGACCGCGTTCATGGTTGGGTTCACGGATTCGGGGCCGGTTGGTAAACCAGTTCAGATCACGTCCTTGTCGTCGTTTGCGACGGCGTTCGGTACCCCGACTGGTTCGGGTAATCCGTATAACTCGCGGACTACGACGTGTTCCGTTCTGTTTGACGCGGTCGATACGTTTCTGAGGGAGAGCAACGGGACGACCGTTTACGTCTCGCGTGTTACTCATGGGACGCCGGTGGCGGCGTCGATCGCGCTTGCGCCGTCCGCAGCGCTGACGATTACGGCCGCGTTCCCAGGGGTTGGGGGTAACGGGATCTACGTTGCCGTGAATAACACTGGTGCGGCGTACGTGCTGACGTTGCAGGACAGTGCGGGGAACGTCTTGGGGGTCTCTCCGTCGCTTTCGACGCTCGCGGCGGGCGTCGCGTGGGTTCTCTCGACGGGTCTCGCTACCGCGGTCTCGTCTGGGGCGACGCTTCCGTCGACTGCGGCGGCGACCGCGATGACGGGAGGTACCGATAACCGCGGGTCGGCAACGATCACGGATTGGCAGACGGCGCTCGCGTCGTTCTCGTTGTCGCTTGGCCCGGGTCAGGTGTTGGCTCCGGGGCAGACGAACACGGGTCTGTCGGGGATCTGGTCGGCGCTTGGGATTCACGCGCAGGCTAACAATCGGGTCGCGATCTGCGACATGGATGATGGGGCGTCCGCGGCGACGGCGGTCTCGGCGATCGGTTCGTTCGGGACTTCGGCGGTCTCGGCGTTCTGTGGGTTCTGGTCGGGAAACTTGACGATCCCTGGTGTGACGGGTTCCCCTGGGACGACTCGGAGTGTTGCGCCGAGCCCGTTGATCGCGGCGTTGTGTGCGAACGTCGATGCGACGGGTAATCCGAACAGGGCGGCGGCGGGAGTGAACTTCGCGCCGATCTACGCGAACGCATCCGCGACGCTAGTTTCGGGGACGCTCGCGACGTACAGTCTCGCGGATCTGTACACGTTGAACGGGGCTGGGATCAACACGTTCGCGTCGAAGCTTGGGATCTTCGAGAACTACGGGTTCGTTTCGTCGGTTTCACCGGCGTCGGACGGGATCTACTGGCAGTTCAATCACGCTCGGTTGTTGATGGCGTTAGAGACGGTCGCTCAGAGCGTGGGGGAGCCGTTCGTGTTCTCTCAGATCGATGGGCGCGGGTCGGACACGGCGGCGTTCGGTTCGGCTTTGTCGTCGTCGTTGAAGGTGTTTTACGACGTTGGCGCTTTGTTTGGGGCGACCGCGAACGATGCGTTTTCGGTTGATACGGGTCCGAACGTGAACACGCCCACGTCGATCGCGGCGGGCCAGTTGAAGGCGAACTGCAATGTGCGGATGTCGCCGTTCGCTCAGATGGTTACGGTTCAGCTTAACGCCGTACCGACAACGCAAATCTTGGTCTAGAACGGAGGACAACTAGATGGCGCTTTCTACCTTCCTTCGGGAAGATCAAGCAATCATTCACGCGGGTGTCGGGACCGTCAATGCTGCGGGTCAGGTCACGGCGTCTGCGGTCGCCCTCCCGGACGTTTACTCGTGGAGTTCCCTTCAGGGCGGGGACCTGGAGGCGGAGGATACGTTTACCCGTCCTGGCGGCATGTTGCCGGGAATCAATCTGGGGGGTCCGACGAAGCGGACGGATGTGACCGTGATGAGGCAGTACACGGCGGATCTGCACGCGTTTCTTGTTGATCTGGAGAACGCTTGTGGTAATACGCGGGCGTGGGCTGCGTTCACGTTGCTCGATTCGGACGGTAACAAGCAGCCTCACACGGTGACGTTGACGGGAGTGTTGAAGACGGTTCAGAAGCCGAACTTCAACTCGGAGGCTGCGGCGGCGATCTTCCTCGGACTTGTGATCGGCTGCGACACGCAGGCGATCATCTCCCCGTCATGAGTGCCGAGTCATTAAAGGCTGCGCTTAGGGCGAAGCGCGAGCAACTGTTCGCGGAGCGAACGTTTTACCTTCCGGTCCTAGGGTATGAGGATGATGGGCTGGTCGCGAAGTATCGTGCGTTGACGTACGAGCAGTTGCGGGATATCGGGAAGAAGAACGAGTCGTTGGGGGATACGTCTGAGGGCGAGTTGACGACGTATGCGGACACGCTTGTGAACGCTTGTGTTGAGCTTGCGGATGGTACGGAGCGGAGCGAGAACGGTAATCCCGTGTCGCTCGGGGTGAGGTGGTCCGCGACGGCCGCTAACGAGTTCTTCGGGGCGTCTCTACCGGAGGACGCTACGTCACGCGTCGCTATTCGTGCGGTCCTTCCGGGGAACCAGTTGGCGTTGCATTTCGCGGCGTACGATGTTGAACTTTCGAAGGTCGCTCCGAAGATCGCCTCTCAGATGGTGGGGGAACCCGAGCCGCCGGTGGGCGGCTGATCGAACTCGGCGCTCACGCGGCGCTCGCGAGGGCGGGCGTGTCGTTGCGGGAGTTGTATGAGGCGGATGACCCGGATTTGCTCGCGTTCGTTGATCTTGTTGTTGGGCGGGTCGCGGAGATTCACGAGGAGGCTAAGCGTGGCTAGGGACGAACTGTACGAGTTCGACGGGTCAAGCCTGGAGAACCTTGCGCGTGATCTTCGGCGGGCGTCCCGCGACTTTAGACGGGAGGTTGACGTAACTCTCGTTGAGATCGGGACGGAGATTACGGCGGAGGCGAAGACGGTCGCGTCGAGGTACTCGAAGACGGTCGCGGGTACGATCAAGATGAGGCCGCTACCGGGTATGGTGATCATCTCGGTCGGGTCGGCGGACTCTCCGATCGGCGCGATCTGGGAATTGGGGAACAAGGGGTCGAAGGCGGTCTCCACGACGTTCAAGCACCCCGTTTTTGGGAATCGAAGCGTCTGGGTTGAGCAGGCGCGTCACCCGGTCTTGAAGATCGCGCTCGCGGCGGATCGCCGGCAGATTACGAAGCGGATGGAAGCGACGTGGGATCGTGCGCTCGGACCGTACCGCCTAAGGCCAACGGGAGTTTGATATGCGCGTAGCAGAGTTGGTGTTCAAGGGGACGAACCGGACCGTAATTAAGGCTCTCGACCAGATCGCTAGGGACTCTGAGAAGACCGCGTCTCGTGTGAAGCGGAGTAGCGCGGAGGAGCAGACGGCGGTCGGGAAGGTCGGGAAGTCCGCGGAACACACTCGGGGCTTGTTGTCGGGTCTTGCGGGGATCGGCGGGTTCGCGGGTCTTGCGTTCGGCATCAAGGATGTCGTGACGGCAGGAATGTCGTTCCAGGCGTCCCAGGCTCAACTTCAAGGTTCGCTTCAGCGAACGGGACAGGCGAGCGCGGAAAACATGCGGAAGTTGAACGAGGCTGCGGATCGCCTCGCTCAGCATGGTGGGTTCGGCGCGATCGAGAACGTTCAGTCGTTAACGCAGTTAGTGACGGCTACGGGGTCCGTCACGAAAGCGATGCGCGATCAGCAGCTTGCGACGGATATCGCGCGTCGTACGGGCCGGAATTACGGGTCGGTCGTGAAGGCGTTGCAGATGTTAGAGGCTGGTCGTTTGACTGGTTTGTCGCGGCTCGGGATTATTGTTCCGAAGGTCACGACGGCGGAGGACGCGTTGAAGAGGGCGCGTGGTAATACGGCTGCGGTGTTGCAGCGTCTCGCGGCTCAGGGGATCAAGGTTACGGCCTCTCAGCGTGCGCAGTTCGAGATGGCTCATAAGATCACTCCGGCGATGGTCGCTCAGGCTAAGGTGACCGATGGGCTTGCGTCGCGGCAGGCGGCGCTCGCGGTTCTTCAGCAGCGGTTTGGTGGGGCGACGGATAAGTTTGCGAAGTCGACGGCGGGGAAACTGTCGAGTATGAGGAATCAGTGGAAGATTTTGACGGAGCAGCTTGGTTCGGCGTTGTTGCCGACGATCACTAAGCTGGTGGCGGCGGGTTCGGCGGTTGTTGGGTGGTTGAATAAGAATCGGATCGTCTTGTACGGCCTGCTTGGGGCGCTCGCAGCGGTCACGACGGTCCTAGGGATCCATAAGGCGTTGATGGGGGTTCTTGCCGCCAAGACGTATGTTCTCGCGGCGGCGCAGAGGATTCTTGGTACTACGGCCGTGACGACGGCGGGTGAGGAGGACGTCGCGACGGTTTCTACGATCGCGTGGGGGACCGCGATGGATGCGCTTCCGATCCTCGCGTTGATCGCGGGTCTAGTGTTTCTCGCGACTCACACTAAGGAGACCGCGAAGGTCATCACGGCGGCGTGGAAGTGGATCGGGTCTGCGGCGACTGCGGCGTGGGGTGCTATCTCGTCTGGGGCGTCGGCGGCGTTCGGGTGGATCAAGGGTCATTGGCCATTATTAGCGGGGATCTTGTTGGCGCCGTTCACGTTCGGTCTATCGCTGATCCCAGGCTTGTTTGGTAAGCAGATCGTGGGGGCGGCGCGGGCGACTATCGGTTGGCTCGCGGGTGCGTGGAGGGTTGTGTGGAACATTTTGACGTGGCCGTTCAAGGAGGCGTGGAAGGTCATTAAGGGAATCATCGGGGGGATTAAGAGTGCGATCGGGTTCGTTCTTAGTCTCCCGGGGAAGGCCGTTAACGCGGTGGGGTCCGTTCTATCGACCGTCACGGGCGGCCTCCTCGCGGGTGGAGGTCCCGTCAGGGCGAAGTATCTCGCGACTGGGGGTCCGGCGGGGTCGGATACCGTTCCGGCGTGGTTGACGCCGGGGGAGGGCGTTGTGAACACGCGCGGTATGAGTGGGCTTGGCGCTGCGGGTCTCGCGTCGTTGAATGCTGGGTCATCAGCGGGTAACGCGGAGACGTTGATGTTGCTTCGTGAGATCGTGACCGCGATTCGTGAGGGAAAGCAGATCGTGATCAGTGGTCGAGTCTTGGCGGAGGAGGTTACGAGGGCGACTCAGCAGCGTGCGGCTAGGGGTGCGGGGCAGCTTGTTGGTGGGGCTTTGATGACTGGAGCGCGAGCCTGATGCCCGTCATAAACGTACCGCCGATACTGGGTAAGCGTCAGCCGCAAACTCATCGTCCGACTGATTCTCCGAACTCTTACATTCAGTTTTACGGTGAGGCGTTCTTCAGCGCGTCGAACAACAAGCAGTTCAAGGTGTTGGCGGGTGATCAGGCCCCGATGATCGTTGGTGGGTACGGGAAGTGGACGACGATTGATAGGCCGTTACATCGTGGGGTGACGACGTTCCAGGGTTACGATCCGATCAGTATTCAGGTTTCGGTTCGGTTCATGAGGTTTAGTCATGGTGGTTGGGCGACGGATGATGATGCTCGTACGTCTAGTACGTCGGAGAATCCGGCGGGGTTCGCGAATGAGCTTGATATCTTCGCGTTGGAGTGGATGGCGGGGGAGACGTGGGGGTCTGGTCCGTCCCCGAAGGTGTGGATGACGACGTTTGATGGGAACGCGAACACGACGCCGTTGATTCCGTTTGAGTATCAGGCTGCTACGCCTGGTACTCCGAGTGCGGGGGAGACGACTCCGTGGGTGATCACGTCGTTGCAGTGGGATCCCAGTCCGATTAAGAGTCGGTATGGGTACAGGATCAAGCAGGACGCGACGGTTACGTTGCAGTTGTACTCGACGGTTGATCCTGTTCAGAACCGTGGGTTGTCGCGAACGAAGGCGGTGTACGTGACTTCTCGGACGGGTACGGACACGGCGTTGAAGATCGCTCGGTCGCAGAGTACGCATGATCCGGGGGGGTTGGCGTATTTGATTCGTAACGCGCCTCAGAATGTGCGGTTGCGGTTGCGGTCGGATGGGCAGCCGATCAAGCATGGTAAGCGTGTGTATGTTCCGGCGGGGAACTAGTGGCTGCTCAGGTCGCGGTTTATGATCCGTTGAAGTCCGTGGACGCGTTGACGGATCCGGGGGCGGTTGATGTGATCGCGAAGCAGTTGAATGATGTTGCGCAGAATCAGAATCGCGCGGGTGGCGCTCCGACGATTCGGGATCTGTCGGACGCGTTGGCTGACGTCATGTTGGAGTGGTCGGCGCAGGGCGCGAGCACGTTGACGTTGCAGGTGATTGATCCGTATTGGGGGCTTGTGACGCGGTTCGGGTCGAAGCCGGCGTTTATCGATGTGGACGACGCGGGGTTGTTGGTTCCGGTAGACGTGAATTTTCCGGAGGGTACGGACGCGTGGTGGCGGTTGATGGCGTGTGAGGTTGGGATTGACACGACGGTCGCGAACTTGAAGCTGGTTTTTGAGGACAGGATCTGCGTGGATCTTCGCGATCTGGGTGGGCCGAAGTACGCGTCGAACAATCAAGATCGCGCGCAGTTCATTGAGTCTTGTGTTGATCCGGTTCGGGATATTCGGTTTGTTTGTCCCGCGTTGAATTTGCCGGCTGGTTCGGTTGGGGGGAATGTGACTCAGGGGACGATCGATAAGTCTCAGAACGTGGCGTTGTCGGCGTTGAATCCGAAGGCTCCGGCGGCGCGGCGGAATCCGTCGAAGAAGCGGGGTATTTCGACGGGGGGTCGGAATAGGTTGACGCCGGGGGGGAAGATTGTTGGTCCTACGGGGCCGGTGGGTTCGACTACTCCTGGTGCTGTGGGTAGTCCTGTTTTGGGGCCTCCGGCTCCTTCGTCGGTTTCGATCTTAAATCCGCCTTCGTCTCCTTCGGTTGGGGTTGGCGGCAAGCAGGGCTTCGCTCCGTAGTGGTTTGCTGATGGGACTGACGGTTAAGGGCGTGGGGATTACCACGAACCAGCAGAACTTCGCGAACCAGATTATCCAGATCGGCGCATCCCTTAATGCTGGATCAATCGCGACGGGTGCCATACTTGTAGAGGCAATCGCCGAATCTGGGATGGGTGACCCGCTGTACATGGGCTGGGATGCTAGTAACCCCACGTACGGGGGGATTCTCGCGGGTGCGATCGGCACGAGCGGTGGTGGCGGTAACTTCGGACCGCTGGGTACGGCATCGTCTAGCGCTGTTACGGTGGCCGAGATTACAGCTGCATTCAAGGGCGGTCGTGGTTATCAAGGCGCGATCGGCCTAGCAAAGACGAGTTCGGATTTACTTCAGATCGCGATGACGAACTCGGGTTCCGGTTCTCAGTTTCTGTCGGAAGCGGGCGTCCAGAACTTTGCGGCTGAGGCTCGCGCGATCCTAGCGGCTGGTGGGGGTGCTCCGATTAAAGGGGGGGTTGCGGGCCTCGGGAGTACCGGGACTATCGTCAACGGGTCTAGTGGTGCTACGTACGCGTTCCAGATCGGCGGGACGAACAACCCGTCCGAGGACATCTGGACAGGCATCAATAGGCTTGCTCAAGAAGTCAACTGGTACCTGTTCTCGAACGGCGAGTACCTGTATTACATGGATGGTGAGGAGCTAATCGCTCAGCAGCCCGCGATGTACCTCGACAGGGTCCTTGATGCGGGTCAGATCGCTAGCCTCACCCTTCACTACGACAACACAGCATTTCAGTGGGTGTCGGCTCATAGGCGTAAGGCGAAGGTTCAGCGGAAGACGCGGACGGTTCAGATTACGTCCCCGACTGAGGTTCAGTTGGAGTTGTTTTGTGGGATTGATGAGTTGCGGGCGGGGGATGTGCTGGTTTTGTCGTCGTTCGGTCCGGCGAATGGTCGGTGGTTGATTGGTGGGTGTCGGCGGTCGGTGTTTAGTCCTACGTCGTCGTTGACGTTGGTTCCGCCGTTGTCTCCGTTGTCTGAGCTTGCGGTTGCGGGGACGACGGGTCGGAGCGGGAGTTCTAGTTCGGGTACGGGTTCTTCGTCGGGTAAGGGTTCGTCGGGTAAGGCGGCCCCGGCGACGACTGGCGGGTACGTCAATCCGCTTGGGAAGATCACGGGGTTGACTGGCGGCCGGATCGATATGGGTGCGGACTACTCGGGTTCCGGTCCGGTACTCGCGATCGGGGACGGGAAGATCATCAGCATCTCGAACTCCGGGTGGCCTGGCGGGGCGTTCATTGAGATTCAGTTGTCCGGTGGGGCGTACGCCGGGAAGTTTTGGTATTGCGCGGAGAACATCACTCCGAGTGTTCAACCGCAGCAGGTTGTGAAGGCGGGGGATCAGATCGGTACGTTGATTAACGCGTATCCGAACTGTGAACTTGGGTGGGGTATCGGGACGGGTGGTACGACGTTAGCGGCGAGTTTGGGGCAGGCGGGGATCAACTCGGGGCACGCGAATTGTGCGGCGGGCGCGAGCGCGGATCGTTTCATGCGATCGTTGGGGGCTCCGGCGTGTAGTGCTCAGGGGTTTCCGTTGGCTGGCACGATGCCTGCGGGTTATCCCTGATGCCGGATCCTTCGCATCAGCTTGGGCCTCCCCCGGGTCAGCCTTCGGTCGCGTACGCTCAGGTGTCGTTGCTTCAGCCCGTACCAACGGACTTCACGGATCCGTTGTTCGTCGTGTACTTGCACGACATGGACACGGCATGGCAGATCACTGACTGGCCGCAGTTGCATGGCGCGACCCTTCCCGCGCCAGGTGCTGCAGTGCTGGTTGGCGAGGATGAGTATCACAACAAGCGGGTCGTGTGGTGGGACGGAGTATTCACGTCCGGGAGTTTCATCCCGTTGGCGTTTCAGAACGGATACGTGAACTTTGACGCGGGCGGTCCGACTGGCCATCAGCAGGGCGGCTATGCGCTCGATGGCGAAGGATTCATCAATCTCCGCGGGTTGATCTCGAAGCCGACGCCCTGGGTGCCGGGGGAGACGATCGCGCTTCTGCCACCCGGGGCATGTCCGGGGAGCTCGGAGAACTTCATGGTCCGCGCGAAGGACGCGACAGCCGGGAACTTCATCGCATCGGTGGCTCTCACACCGCCAGGACTGCTGATCCTTGTTGGGGCGTGGTATCCGGCGATCGCGACCCCGGCCGCGCTGGCGCAACTCTCGCTCGCGTCATTGAGATTTCAGCAAGCCTTGTAGTCCCAGCAACTCTCAACGGAGGTAACCCCGAATGGCTGACGAGACGACCTCTACCGACCCGCCTGCGACGTCTAAGGCGACCAAGTCTCCTGCGACCTCGGATGCTGCGAGCGGGCTTGACGTGGCTCCTCATCAGCCGTTGTCGTGCGCGTTGTGTTCGAGGTTCGTGGACGAGAACGGGTTCTGTCCGAACTGCGGCTACGTCAACGCGTAGCCGATGACGATCGCGTCTGATCCCGTTTCGATCCCGCATCTATCGTTTCCGCTCTCGTTCTCCGCTGTGGCGGGGATGGTCGTGGATGAGCAGGACTCGCTGTCGGAGATCCTGTCGTGCGTCAGGGTAATCGTAGAGTGCCCTGTAGGGGGGCAGCCGTCTGATCCTACGTTCGGGATCCCTGATCTTACGTTTCAGAACGCGCCGGTAAACGCGGGGGGCGTGCAGCGATCGATCGTTTCGTTGGAGCCTCGTGCGGCGACGGCGGTCACGGAGACGGGCGATCCGATCCTTGATGCGCATCGGATTGTTGGGGTTACCGTCAGTCCGTTTCAGGTTTCGTCGTAGGAAGGGACTTCGTTGGCGTTCATTGATTTATCGGCTTTAGGTCTGAATACTAGCCAGGCTGATCTGTTGGACGAGTGGCTAGCGGTGATGCAAGCGGCGTACCCGGGGTATGTCCCGTCTCTTGCGAACCCGGAGTATCGTCACGCGTTGGGGATCGCGACGATCGCGGCGGATGTTGCTCAGACGGCTGTTGTTGTTCCGGACGCGATCTTCCGGGCGTACGGCACGAAACTGTTCGGGATCGTTTACGAGGCGGGGTCGCTTGCGTCCGCGACGATTCAGGTGACGGCGGTTGATTCGTTGGGGTATACGTTGAATGCGGGTACGTCTGTGACGTTGAACGGGTTTGGGTTTCAGACGTTGAACGCGTTGACGATTCCCGCGGCGTCGTCTGTTGGGACGGTAACGGTCGTTGCGGCGGCTCCTGGGATTGTGTATAACGGGGCGTCGAATCCGGTTGAGATTCTTGCTAGCGGAACGATCGTGAATTGGGTTTCTAGTGTCACGGTGCTCGCTCCGGCGTCTGGTGGGATGGACCCCGAGGACGACTCCGACTATGAGAACAGGCTCGCGAGCCTGTTCCAGCTGATCGCACCCCGACCGATCACCGCATCGGATTACGCCGCGATGGCGTTGAGTTTCATTCCCGCTGCCGGGACGGATCAGCAGGAGATCGGGCGCGCAACCGCGATCGACGGCTACGCGCAGGGCGCCGCAGCGTTCACCGTCAACGAGAACTCCACGACGACGCTGACCGTGACCGCGGCGCCGGGGACGGGGATCACCGCGGCGCAGGGCGCAAGCGTGCTGGGCGCCGGGATTCCGTCCGCGACATTCACGGCTACAACTTCATCGTCGGTGAATCCGACAGTGCTTACGGCCGTGTCGTCGTTCACGAACGTCACCGTCGGCGCGCTGCTGTCAGGGACGGGAATCGCTGCTGGCGCGTTCGTGCTCGGATTTAACTCGGGTGCGGGGACGGTCACGATGAGCGCGCCGGCAACCGCAACGAACGCGGGCGTCACGGTCACGATCTCCACCACCATCGTGCAGTCATCAACACCAACCACGATCGTGCTGAGCAACGCCGCCACGGCAACCTCTAGCGGCGTTGTGATCTCGGTCGGTGGAACGTTCGGGAACCAGCGCGAACAGACCGTAGGCATCGCACTCGCGGACGGGACCGCGACGAACGCGGACACCAAAATTGCGCTCGCCGTCTGGCTGAAAGGGTTCCGCGAGGTCAACTTTGTCGTGAACGTAATCGACCCGACCTACACCCCCGTCTATGTCACGGTCAGCGTGCACCTGTTCGCCGGGTTCGACCCGACCGCAACGCAGGCCGCGATCCAAGCGGCGATCACGTCATATCTATCGCCTGCCGTGTTCAACCAGACAGTGTTCGGTGCCGGGAGCTCGTGGACGTCCGGGACCGTCATCTACTACGAGAACCTCGTTGCGCTCGTGAAAAGCGCGGGCGGATCAGCGGTCGATCATGTTGTTGCGGGTTCGTTGAAGCTTGGATTGGCTGCAACTCCGACGGGTGTCGTGGACCTTGTCATTCCGGGGCCACTCGCTTTGCCGACCTCGAGCAACAGCACCGTCACGGTCACGGTGGTCTAGGTGTCCGATAGCTTTACCTCCCGCTTGTTGGATGATCAAGCGGCGTGGCTTACCCCGGAAGCTGACCCGCACGGTGTTGGCACAGCGTTCCTGACGGCGCTTGCCGCTCCGTTCGAGCAGGTGTTCGGACTCGTCATGGACCAGGGGAACGATCCGGACGCAGCGGCTTGGGTCCCGGGGTACGGAGCGCTGCTGGACGTGGATCTTTGCCCTACCGCTTTTCTACCCTTCTTGGGTCAGTTCAATGGGACGACGATCCCGACTGGGGCGTCGGACGCGGTAGCTCGCGCGATCATTCGTGCGGAGGCGGGGATGCAGCGCGGGACTCCTGCGTCGATTGTTGCGGCGGCGGTTCGTAACCTGGTTGGTTCTCGGTCGGTCGCGTTACAGGAGCGAACGGCTGCGGACGGTAGTTTCGATCCATATCATTTTGTTCTGATCGTCCGCCCAGAGGAGTTGTTGTGGAATCAGGTTCCGAATCCGTCGTTTGAGTACGGGTTGTCGAATTGGACGGGGTTCAATAACTCGCTCGGGACGACGACGGTCTCGCAGGTTAGTGATTCGGCTACTGGGACGCCGGGTTCTCACGCGTTCCAGTGTGCGTTCACGACGGCTGCGGGCGGGGCGACGCTTACCGCGTTTAACGATAACGCGGGCGAGCAGATTCCGGTTGCGGCCGGGTTGACGTATGCGGTACTCGGGTCCGCGAAGGTCTCCGTGGCGGCTGGGACGACGGGGACGTTCTCGCTTGAGGTCCGGTATTACGATGCGTCTAACGTCATTATCAGCGCCACTAATCTGACTGGTAGCGGTCAGGTTACCGCGCCGAGCGTCGGGACGTGGTACGCGATGTCGGGTTCCTGGGTTGCTCCGGTTGGAGCGTTCTTCGCGTCCGTCGCTTTACAGTGGACGGGGGTAGGTGTTGCGGGCGCGTATACATTGCGGACGGACGCGTTCCTGCTCGCGAACGGGCCTAACGGTCCCGTCTCGTATGTGGATGGGGATTCGGGTGGGTTCGCGTGGTCGGGTTCGCCGGGGGCGTCGTCTACTACATCGGTGGGGGCGTTGACGTCGGCTGTTAATGCGACTAAGCCGGGGGGCGTGCAGTGGACGCTTGTGCAATCCGACGGGCCACTTCTTAGCCAGTACACGCGGTTGTTGAGTGCGGTTATCGTGACTCTTGCTGCGGCTCAGCTTGCTGATGTTGTTTGATCTGAAAGGCGCTTTCTGATGCCTGTTGTTTACGAAACCACTACGAACAATTCGTTTGCTTTTCCCACGAGCGCGAATAATGGTAGTGACTTTAGTACTGGTCTTGATACGTTTGCGGATGGGGTAGATGCGATGTGGGCTTCGGGGACGTACGCGGTTCGTCCCGCGACTCCTCCGTCGAATTCGTTCTACTACGCGACGGACGTGAAGTTGCTGTATCAGTACGCCGCTATCGGGTGGCAGACGGTCATGCTCGCCGGAACCTGGACGCCGATAACGAGCTTTGGAACAGGTATCATCGCTGCATCCGTGCCGCCAGCGGCGCGTGTGGTTGGCGATACGGTTGTGCTATCGGGTGGCATAGCAGTCGGCGCGAGTGCTGGTAATGGCGATACCTTATTTACGCTCCCTAGTTCGGCAATGCAACCTAACCACCTTCGACCGATCAATGGCATCGGTTCAGCGAGTGGTCCGACACTGACGGCGTGTCAGTTACTTGTAGCATCTAGTTCAACTATAGTCACGAACGGTGGTGCGACAATTGCGACTGGGACGAACGTCTTTTTTGAGGGAATGTCGTACCGGCTAGTCTAATTTGGAGTAGAAGTGTCTAATCATCGCGCAGGTGCGATGCGGATGTAGCTGTACCGTGAACGAATCAATGTTGGGAGGATCAAGTAGCGAGGGCCACGAGATCCCTGCAAACGAGCCGGTCTGCGCGCACTGCGCGTAGGCGTTGTCGAAGTCGGCCATCAGACCGTCCTCGCTTCCATGGTCGAGACTCCTCGCCGAGTCCAACCATGGCCAGTGAGGGTGTCCCCAAAAGCGGGCGATTCGTGAACGGTTCGCGTCTGTTAGGTACCGCCAATCGAACTGGTGGCCTAGTTCGAAATAGAGCGTGTAGCGATTGGACGCTGAGATGATCGGTGAAGTTCCTGGGGTCGGGGCCTGAAGGGAACAGCCCCCAGCCGTCGCGCATCCCATGGCGGCCGGTACCTCGAAGACGATTAGCCCGCTAGCTGTGGGGACCTTCGAGTCGTTCGCCCACGCTTGCCACTGGCCGCCGACGAGTTGGCCCTGCGGGGTAATGAGCGTGACCGCCTGCGCGGAGCCTGTGAACGCGAGGGATACGGTGGCGACGAGGGTAAGCGTCCTGCGCATCAGCGGAAGGTCCACGAGTTCGGTTCTACGGTCCCGTACTCAGGGAATTGCTGCTCGTCAGGGAGCGCTCGCGATACGCGGGGGCCTTCGCCGATGATTACGCCTAGTAGTACGAGTGGCCATGGTATGAATAGGGCGCAGAGGAAGATCGGGAGGAATGGGTAGCCGCGCGTGTTGGCGTACATGGAGGTGGCTAGTGTGCCTCCGATCCAGGTTACGCCTGCGGCGAAGATGATCCAGGTGAGCGTGATGTTTGTAGCGTGGTTCATGGTTGCTCCTTGGTGTTCGGGTAGAGCCCACTATAACTCATAGGTTCTAGAGAAGGGAAGTTTTTTCCATGAGGACAACTGGTCTTGGTCGTATCCTGGTTTTCTTTCGGGTTGCGGAGTTCTCGTTCGGGCCTGTCGTCGCGTTGCGTTGTTGGGATGTTCTAGGACGCTCTATGGGGCGTTCTGAGGCTGTTGGCGGGATCGAGGGGACGGATATCTCTCTTGGGACGGTTTCGGCTGGTAGGGCGCGTAAGGCGAAGTTGGCCGACGCGGGATTTGGCGAGTTCTTGGAGGGATCGTGAGCGCGACTGAGATCCCGTTCATCCCGAACGGCTGGTGCGTGATTCTCGGGACCCCTGGGAAGGATCCGTTGACGATCGTCGGCCCGTTCGTAGCGGAGGCTGACGCGCTGGCGCATCAGGGTAAGCATCAAGCGGAGAATCCGACCGTTCCCGCGATGGTGGATGTACTGATCGATCAGCGGAATTGTTGACGTTCGGCGAGATCGAACATGCTGGTCACGCGGAGAGACTGCGAGCGATTCTGAGTACGCATTACGCACGCGAGATCGAGCGGATAGGTAAGCGCCTAGCTAGTCCCGAGGAGGCGACCGCTGTGGCGTACATGAGGTTCCAGTTGCAACGAACCCAACGTGAGGCGTGACCGTCGCTTGGCGAACCCGAACTAGTAGGAGAGACGCGCGTGCCAGCGAATGATCCCGAAGCGCGGCGTCTCGCCCGCGAGCGATCCCAAGATATCGCGTCTCGTGATTCGCAGCGCGAGCAGGATATTGCGATAGCTGCGGAGGCTCGCGGGCGGACTGCTGCGAAACTTGAGGCGCGTCTCGATGGGATGGATTCCCGTATTGATCGTCACGGTCAGCGATTGGACACGATCAACGGGTCGGTTCGTGAGACGGGTAAGTCGTTGGAGGCGTTGCGAGCGGATACGGGCGAGAAGCTCGATCATTTGTCCGATCAGGTTGAGGCGATCCTGAACGAGCAGAAGACTCGCGACAAGGTGAATGAGGCGCTCATTCACGCGGCTGAGACGGCAGCTACGCGAGGTGATGCGGGCGCGGAGAAGAAGCTCCGTTTGTGGCAGAAGATCAGTCTCGCGTTCGGTGGCCTGGTCGGTGGCGCGACATTCGTCTTGTTGTTGGTTCAGGTTTTGAACGGGACAGGACACGCATGACTCGCGGACGTGCCAGGGAGGTGGTCCTCGGGTTCGTCACGATCGGGTTCTTAGCGACCTTGGTTGTGATCGTAATCCTGTTCGGGAAGCAATCCTCGGAGCAGACGTCTCAGAACCAGTTGTTGGCTCGGCTTCGTTCTCAGCAGGTCACGCTCCACTCTCAGCAAGTCACTCAGGATCGTTTGATCGCTCAGGTCCATGTGCTGGGGCTTCGTAACCAGGCTCGGTCCAAGGCGACCGTCCGGTTCCTTCAAGGTAAGCAGGGGCTATCCGGGGTTCCTGGCCGAAACGGCGTGGAGGGGGCTCCAGGGGTTCCTGGTGGGATCGGTCCGATCGGCCCGCGCGGCTTGGTCGGGCCTCAGGGGGTTCCTGGCGTTGGTGTACGCGGCCCTGTTGGCGTAGCTGGCGTTCAGGGACCGCAGGGCGTTCTCGGGGTCGGTATCGCGGGGAGGGACGGAACGAACGGAACGAACGGAACGAACGCGACTGATGCTCAGGTAGCGACCGCGGTCGCAGCGTTCTGCCAAGCGAACAATGATTGTGTTGGGGCTACCGGCCCCGTGGGTGCGCGAGGTCAACCAGGCGCGGACGGTCAGAGTATTACTGGGCCGCCTGGACCCGCGGGACAGGCAGGCGCGGACGGTCAGCCAGGTCCTTCTGGGGCGACGGGGAGTAACGGCGTTAGTCCTACCGTGACGCAGTTACCCGTGGGAGATTCTCATTGTCCGCTTGGTGGGGCTGCGATCACGGACGCCTCAGGCAGTATGGCGTACGTGTGCAGCGCGTAAAACGCTCGCCTTAACCCCCCGAGGAAAGGATAACCCCCGTATGACTACGCCAGCCCAAACCCTTGAGGCGGATATTCGTGGTACCGAGAAAGCGATCCGCCTCTTGATCGGTGAGCAGCGCGCCGTGACGAGTAAGTTCTCTCGCGCGGAGGCGTTGCTGAAGTTGGAGCGGTCCCGTCTCGCTGCGGTTCTGCGTCCTCATGGTCCGCGGTCTCTCGCTAAGGCGTCTCGGTTCCCGGACTTCTCTGATTTCCAGGTTCGTGTTGATCTGAAGGCTGTTCGGAATGGCGGTAGTGTTCGTGTTGGCGAGTTGGCCGTTACGAAGCTGACGGAGGGCCTTGGGTTTAAGGCGCGGACGGGACCGGATCGTCTGAAGACTATGGCGGCGTTGAAGTTCCCGAGGCGGGGCGCGTATCACTTCGGTCATGCGACCGAGAGTGGTGTTGCGCAAGCGCAGTTCTTTCTCGGGTACGCGCATGACACGGGGATCTCGTGGGGTAGGGACGACATCGTGGTGTATGACTGTGAGGTCACGGACGGTCAGTCGGGGCGTCAGGTCGCGATCGTTGCGCATGATTTCGCCGTTGAGATTCGGAAGCACGTTCCGGGCGAGATCTGGTTGTACGGCGGCGGTCCGTTTCTCTCGGGGAACGGCGTGACGCTTGACGGGTATGACGCTCATTGGCTTGCCGCTTATGTCAGTAACCCGGGACCGTTCAAGGTGTTCGGGGCGCGCACAAAGTATTGGCAATATTCTGACGGAAACTTTGGGCCTCAGCCTCACTCGTGTCCCGGGATCGGGCCGTCCGACATGAGCGTAGTGCTGTGATTGTTCGCTATCCGGCGGGCGGTTGGCTTAGTCCAGGGACCTCGGTCAACTGGCAGCGATCCGACCAGGGTCGTGATCTTGTTATCCCTTGGCAACACGTTCTCGAAGCGCCCGGAGCGGGCGAGTGCGTGAATGTCGGATCGGACCAGCCGTTTCCGAACGGATTTGGACCGTCCTATCCGTGGGTCCGGATCGATATGGGGCCGTTCGCGGGACATACGTACTACCTTGGGCATTGCACGAGCCTGGTCCGGACGGGCGATAAGTTCTCGTTCGGGCATCCTCTTGCCCGCGCCGATCAGGGCCATGATTTCAATGGTACTACCGGGGGTTGGGTAGAACTTGGTGAGGTACAGTCGGGTGGGATCCTCGGACCGAATAGTCCGGGCGGACATTGGTTTGATCGGATCTTGATGCGCGATCTGAAGGTCAGGGTTCCGGATCCGCCGTTACGGTTCGGGGATCAAGGACTTAGCGTGCTTCGGATGACAGGTTGGCTAGCTGAGTGTGGCTGGCTACCTCGCCGGTACTGGCACTTCAACCGTGACGTTCACGGGGCTGTGATCGCGTTCGACCAGTATCATCATCTTCCGTCGAACGCGGGCGTGGTTGATGCGCGTACCCATTTGGTGTTGATGCACGCCGCTGCGTGGTGTAAGCAGCATCACGTTCGAGAGCACGCATAGACCGTGATGAGGGACGCGATCGTTGAATTGGTTCCGGTCGGTCAGGACGCGTCCGATGCTCGCCCGGGGGACTTCCTGCTTTGTCATCGCCGTGGGCTTGTTGCTCGGATCATTCGGTTCGGGACACGTTCGACCGTTTCCCACGCTGCGTTCGTAGAAACAGCCCTAACGATCAACAGTGAACCTATGTTGATCGAGGCGCTTACTCGCGGGACGGTACGTACTCCACTCTCGGCGTATCGTGAGGTTGAGTATTGGATCGTTCGTACCGGCCTGGAGGGCGTGGACGTGGATCAGGCGGTCGCGTTCGCCCGGTCGTGTTTGGGGGATGAGTACGGGTTTCTGACGGATCTCGGGATCGGACTTCGGTTCCTTACTCCGGGGCGCGGTTTGTGGTTCGGGATGTCGGGGACCGAGGTGTGTTCGGGGCTGGTTGCTCAGGCTGAGGTTCGCGGCCCGGTCATCTATCCGTGGGATCCCGCGTCGTGTTCTCCGGGGGATCTACTGAGGTTCTACGTCCCGTAGTAAATCTGGCGGTTACCGTCGCGCTGCTCTGTAATCCGAGAGGAGGAGATAGGCATCATGGGTCACATACACGGGCCGTATCACGCGCCTCATCTACACGGTAAGAACTTGTCCGATGCTGCGGGGGAGGATGCTCGTCCTAATCGCATGATTGTGACCGAGTTTGGGGGTAAGAAACTAGGCCACGGACCGTGTACTCAGGCTCAGGCGGAGAAGTACGTCGCTCACTTATCTGGACCGTGGGAGATCATCCAGTGCGTTCCGTTCGGGGTTTGGGCTGGCGAACCAGTAGCCGCGTAGAACCGCGTCTACCAAACTAATTCCTAGGAGTACCCAAAATGAAGATCACGTTTCCGAGCGTAGTCACGCTCATCCTCGGTTTGGTTGGCGGGGTTCTCGCTTACCTCAACCAGGCGTCGTTTGCTTTCCAACCACCGTGGAATCAGGTCATCACATTTGGCTTGTATGCGCTCGCGGTAATCGGTATCAGCCCGCTCGTTCACGGAGCGTTCCGGTCCGCCCTACACGTGTCCGTTACGACCGCTACGTCGATCACTACCCTCGCGGCCCTGCTTGCGGCGGGGATCACGACGTTCTCGATGGGTGCGGACGCGAAGGGCGTGCTGGAGGGGATTCTTGCGTTTCTCGCGTTCGTTGGGTTCGCGCCGGCTACCGCGGTTCCTATGGGGTCTGTACCGGCGGTAGCGGTTCCTGTTGGGGCGGTTCCGTTGGTCACGCCCCCGGTCGGGACAGCCGTTCCTCCCGCTGCCCCGGTGGCGTAGAACGATGAGCGTCTCCGTCCCCTCAGAGACCCTTCAGACGTTCACGCTCGCCGATCTCGCGCCGTACGCGACGGAGGGCGCGTTCTCGGCGGACGATAGTCCGGACTCGCGCTTGTTTCTCGTCGGCCGGGACGACGTGTTCGGGGTTCTAATGCATCTCTACACGCGGGTAACCCTGTCGATCGAGTCCACTATGTTCGGGTTCGACAGTGATGAACTGAACGGCGTGATCTGGTCGAAGGTTGAGGACCCGAACGTCGTCGTGGAGCAGGTTCTTGACTCGTCCCAGGCGGGAGGCGTCCACGAGAAGAAGATCCTCGCGGCGGACGCGACCTCAGACCCAGAGAAGTACGCCGCGGACTTCGTAATCATGAGATCCGACTCGGGACAGATCGTCCACAGTAAAGGGGCGGTACTCGACGGGGTCGTCGGATATGAAGGTTCCACGAACTGGTCCGCGTCGGGGATGGGGCAAGGGATCGGTCTTCACGGCGCGGCGAACGTCACCGGGTTTAAGGCTCAGGAGAACACGTTGCTGGTTTTCACGAACCGGGTGATGATCGCGAAGCTCTCGGCTCGGATTCGGTATACGGCGATTTCGGGGCGTGCTCGGAACGCGGCGAAGGTTGCGGCGTTAGCGGCGACTCCTGCCTTACCGGGGGTCTGATGGTTCACGAGGCGATCGTCCGGGTTTGGTTGGAGTTCGGGAAACGGTTCCTCGGGGTTGAGTCCGTCCAGGCCCCAGAGGTAGGCCCTATCCCGGGGCCTGTTCCGTCTGCTGCGTACCGAGTTTCGACGCCTTCGGGGACGATCATCGAGGCTGCGGCCGTGATGTTGGTTTATCCGTGCGATTCGGAGCCCGCTAGGTGCTTCGTCGCTCAGACCGTTCCTAGCGTCTTCTACGACGCAGATGAGGACGATGGCGCCTAAACCTCTCGATACGCGTCTCTTGCCCCAGAGGGGGCTTACGTCACGCGAGAGGGCCGTCTGGCGCAGGTTCTCGACGTTTCGGAGTCGTTCGCGATCTTGGAGGACTCGTTCACGACGGACTGGTTCGAGATCCCCGTGAAGGATCTGACGGGTTGGGCGCTCGTTCCTCACGTCCGTAGCGTGTAGTAGTATTCGGGGTCGCAGCCCCTCGTAGGTCCCCCCCCGCGCCGTCTACGCCTTGTGCGTAGACGGCGCTTTTTTCGTTCCCTTTATAGTTCGTCTACCCCGAACGAAAGAAGTGCGTAGGGAGATGATCGAGGTCTGGACCGATGGAGCTTGCTCGGGTAACCCGGGTCCAGGAGGCTGGGCCTACGTGATCGTTCATCCCGATGGTTCACGCTGCGAGGGAAGCGGCGGCGAACGGATGACGACGAATAACCGCATGGAGATGATGGCCGTGATCGAGGGACTACGCTCCCTCGCTGACGCGAATACCGTGACCGTTGTGACCGACTCGGCTTACGTCGAGCGACCGTTTACGGAGGGTTGGATCGCTGGCTGGAAACGACGAGGCTGGAAACGCTCGGGACGTAAGGGACAACCCGCCGAACTGAAGAACGCCGAACTTTGGCGGGATCTGTACGCCGAAACCCAACGATGCGACATTACCTGGCGACGAGTGAAGGGCCACTCCGGTGAACCCCTAAACGAGCGTTGTGATCAGTTCGCGGTCGCGGGGACCCTCGCGAACGGCGGGGACCCTCGAAAGATGATCGAACTCGGCGGGCAACGTTCCCCCTCGCGTCGCCCGCGACTCTCCGATAACAGGCCGCATCCCGTCCAAACTCTTCAGGCTGAGAACCTCACGCCCGAGGAACGCGAACGCTACGGATTCGCGGACCTCGCCAACGAACAACCCGACATCTGGTGGTGGATCTACGCTCGCCCACGAAGCCGATGCGAACGCTGCTCCGAGCAGCTCGCCGCAACCTCTATCGCCGCGTGGTGCCACGAACGTCGCCTGATGTACTGCGTCGCTTGCGTTACCGCGACGGGTACCGAACCCGCTCCGTCTAAACGCTGCGCAGGTCCCTAACCTACTTCCGAGCGTCCCCTTGCAATGGGTCTCGTTAGATCCGAAGCGAAGGCGTACTGACCCCCTTTGAGGGGGATCAGTAGCGAAGGGGGTTCTGCAACGGGGTAGCTGTTGAGTCCTCGCTTCGGCTCGGAGACTACGAACGATGCCGGGTACACGCTTACCCATCGTGGCCGTCGCCGCTGCTCGGCTTGGGCCTTGTCTCCGCCTGACGTGCTCTCGCACTCGGGCTTTTGATCCTAGGCGGTCAACCTAGGTTCCGGAGGGTTTCCTGCTCAAAGGACTTTTGAGAGGCCGCAGAAAGGCTCCGCCTTTCGGCGGGCGGGTCCCTACGGTTCGCCGGTTTTCCCGATAGCGAAATCCGTATCGAAGACGGACTTGCGGCTCTTCACCCAGGGCATCCGCTAAACTACCCTTATCTCGTTATGTAGACGAATGGCTCGGGTCTTCGGCTTGGGCCGTTCGTCGTTAACGGGGTAGGTTAGCGCGAGGGCGGGCGGTCGCGCTTTTCGCGCTAGGATTCGCGTCGTTCTCTTATCCCCTCACAAGGAGGTCGTGTCCCACGGCCTGCGCGCGAGTTCCCTGGTGAGAGGGGGGAACGGCTTGTTGTTCTGGGCGTTGGTCCGCGTCGGTTTTGGGCAGCGTTATGCAGATCCTTCGTCGAGCGACTATCGTGGCGCTCCTATCCGCTGGGCTTGGCTCGGCTACCTCGACTGCGAGGGTTGTACGCAGTTCCGCGATTCGGTCTTGTCCTAGGACGTTTTCGCTTACTCAGTTTGATCGGGCGGCGGATAGGGTCTACGGGTCTACTCGATTGCCCCCTACGGGCTCGTATGGGGCGTTGTGGAGGTTTGCGCGGTGTTCTAGGGCTCCGAGTACGGAGCGGGGCGCTCGTCGTCTCTGGGGGCGGGAGATCGTCGTGTGGAGGGCGCGTAGGCATCCTCCGATGTCTACGGCGGTCGCGTCGTGGTATCAGGACGGTGGGCAGACGGCGTCGGGGTTTCATGCGACGTTCGGATTCGCGAGCTTGATCCTGGGGTTCGGGACGCGCGTGAAGTTTTGTTATCCGGCGGGGTCATCCCGTTGTGTTGTTGGGATGGATGATGATCACGGCCCGTACGTTGGCGGGAGGACGTTTGATCTGAATCAGACGCTTGCGGGGGCGCTTGGGTTCGGCGGGGTTGACGTGGTTTCGTGGAGGGTCGTTCGCTAGGCCCCGGGGTGGTAGGATTAGGTTTTCCGTTCCTCCCTAACGGGAGCGGCGTTTGGGTGTTGATGAGGCTCGGTCGCGATTCGTTCGCGGCCGAGCTTTTTTGTGGTTAGGACTGGTATTCCCCTTGGCGATCGTTTATAGTGGTCCTTACCCGAACGCAAGGAACCCGATGACCGCTCACCCCACTACCTTCAACGACACGCCCTTCCGCTTCTCCCACGGCCGCTCGCCGAAGGGTCGCGGTAGCTGGGCGTTCCAGATGCGAGCCGTCGACAACGTCTCAGTCCCGGACGGGTTCCGCGACGTCGTCTTCTTCAACGGGACCTTCGCGGATGCGCGGCGTCAGGCGCGGGACTTCTTCCCGCGCGGCGCTAGCGTTTCGGTGATGTCCTAACCCCCTACCTCCCGAGAGGAGAATCTTTCCCCGTGTCTACCATCGTCAATCCCATTGAGATCGAGTTTCATGTTCGTCAGTACGACGAGCGGTGGGATCGGATCGTTTGGGATGCTCGCGTGATCGTTGGGGCTGAGTCGGTCAACGATGCGTGGCGGGCGTTCTCGGAGGAGTATCCGGTTGCGGAGGGGTTCGAGGTTGTTTCGACTCGGGATCTCGCTCCTGCGGTTCCGTTGGTGACGATTTACGGTCGGTCTGTTCCGAGGCCATCGTGATGACCGCCTTGACCGAAGGAAAGCGCTACCACGACGAGATGATGGCGCGGGCTGGGATCTCTCTCGCGAAGTCAGCTAGGGCGGATCGTAGAAACGAACCGGTAGAAGCGGCGTGGTGGTTGAAGGCTGCCGATGTCGCTACGGCCGTGGCTCGGGCTTGCTTGGCGGCTGATACCGTAGAGGCGGGTTGGGCCTGTCGAGTATGTGGTCGGATAGATGGGGCGATGATCCCGGACGCGAGTGGCCAGTTGTTTCGTCATCCGACTTGCCTTCTTGACCGCCGCTGAGGACGTGACGGCTCACATCCTTGTTCTCGTCGCTACTTGCGTCGAGGATTGGTTCCCCCCGTCCCGTCCGATGCCGTTGGAGGACTTCATCGACTGTCTCTGCGTGCGGTACGGGAACGCGGAGGGCTGGGATATCGAGTCGCTTGACTCGCTGGCTGTTCGTAGGATCGTTAGGCACGCTCGTTACGTTCGTCGCGAGATCGCCTGAGAACTTTGTCCGTAGGATCCGTTATAGTCCGTTTTACCCGAACGTATCCCTGAGGAGGAATCGTAGTGGCTACCCAGAACCCCGATTCGATTCGCGCGTTGAGGCGCGGAGCGGTCGCGTATCGTCGTCGTGAGCGCGCTAGTGCGGTCGCTCGTGTTCGCGCGTTCCAGCGTTGGTTGAGGGCGGGTAGTCCGCTCTCGCGGATCCCGGAGGTTCCGTCTGATAACGACTATCGTTTGGCGCGAGGTCGCTAGATGGCTCCGCACACGAATTTCTTGAGGCAGTATTTGGCGGGAGAGTTTGATGATCCGCCGCCTGTTCGGCTTGCGCATTGCGCGAGTTGTGGGGATGAGCGCGAGTCGGACGTGGGCCTCGTTGGGTTTGAGGCGTTGCTGGGCGAGGATGAGGATATCTTCCTCTGCGTCGCTTGTGCCCAGTTTCCGGATCCCGATGAGCGGCGGGACGCGAGGCTAGACCGATGAGCGATCCCTGGATGGGGATGGCGTCCGACGCTGGTGCCTGTGGCGACGAGCAGCGTCAGATGGCCGGTCAGATCGAGTCGGAGGAACGCGAGCGGGATGAGGAACGACAGGCGGAGAAACGTCGCCTTATGGGCGCTGGATCCCACTGTATACGCTGCGGGGTTGAGTACGAGTCACCGAGTCGCCCGGCGTGTGAGTGTGCGGGTGATCCGCCTGTCGACAAGGACGGTCCTGACCACGAAGCGTATCTGACGCGGGTGCGTCGGTTGAGGTGGGGACCGATGGTCGAGGAGAGCGAACTACGTCAGATCGTTCGCGCCTCGGTTGAGGGTGTTCGTCCGACGATGCGGCGGGTGATCGGCGATGCGACGCCCGCTCAGTACGATGCGGCGGATGAGATCGCGAAGGCTGTTGCGGCGTCGGTTAGGTCTGCGGTCGCGAGGACTTTGGGGCGTGTGGGTCGGGATGAGGTCAGCCGATGACCGCGTTGACGAATTTTGGGGCGCAAGCCCGGTCGTTCAGGGCCGGGTTAGCCCGCCGTTCGCTGGCGTTCGACATACTGCTTGATCACGCTGAGTGGAGCGCCACCGCACGACGCTGCGAAATACGACGGCGACCACAGGTGCTGGCCCTTCCACACCTTGCGTTTCAGGTCGGGGAAGTCGCGCCGGAGCAGTCGGGACGACACGCCCTTGAGGCTGTTGATCAGGGTGGACAGCGCGACCTTCGGCGGGTACTCGATCAGCAGATGTACGTGGTCGTCCTCGCCGTTGCACTCAACCAAGATCGCGTCGAAGTCGGCGCAGACCTGCCGGAACGTTCGCGCGAGGTGCTCGATGTGCTCGATGTTGAACACGCCTCGCCTGTACTTCGTCACGAATACCAAGTGGACGTGCAGCGCCGTAACGGTGGTCCGGCCGTGTCGGTAATCCTGTTCGTTGAACATGCTAGACAGCATAGACCAAGTGGTAGACTGAATGGCATGTCCTGCCGATATCGCCTGTATCCAACCTCCGTCCAGTCCGAAGGACTCAGCGGACACTGTGCGGACGCTCGGTACGTGTGGAACCTCGCGCTGGAGCAGGCGAACCACTGGCGACGGAGTGGCGGCCCCACGCCGAACGCGGCACAGTGCCAACGGCAACTCGCCGAGGCGCGCGGATGCTCGTGGCTTGGCGACGGTTCGTCGTCGGTGCAGCAGCAGGCGCTACGCGACTTCGACCAGGCGTTACGTAACTGGTGGGGCGGAAGCCATCGCAGGCCACGTTGGCGTAGGCGCGGCATCAGCGAGGGTTTCGTCGTCCGCGACGTCAAGGTCCGCGCGCTGAGCAGCAAGTGGGCGACGCTCAACGTCCCGAAGCTCGGCGCTGTCCGCTTCAGGGTGTCGAGGCCGATGCCCGATGAGCACGGAATGGCTAGGGTCACCCTGGACCGCGCGGGTCGCTGGCACGTGTCGTTCTCGGCGCCGCAGCTACCCGTTGAGCGAGAGGATACGGGCGCTTCGGTCGGGGTCGATCTTGGGGTGGCCGTCACGGTCGCGACTAGCGACGGCGAGCAACTTCATGCCCCAGGATTAAGAGTGAGCGAGCAGCGAAGACTCAGACTGCTGCAACGCAGAATGGCTCAGCAACGGAAGGGCAGCAATAGGCGTGCGAGAACCAAGCACGCGATAGCTGTTCTGCGCGCCCGAGAGACGGATCGTCGCAAGGACTGGACGGAGAAGTTGAGCACCCGACTGGTTCGCGAGTACGACCTGATCGTATTCGAGGATCTGAAGATCAAGTCGATGATGCGATCGGCGTCCGGGACTGTTGAGAGCCTCGGCCGGAACGTTGCTCAGAAGCGCGGGTTGAATCGCAGTATTGCAGCGCAGGGCTGGTCACGACTCGTGCTGCGGACAGAGCAGAAGGCTGCTGCGTCGGGCGTTGAGTTCGTCAAGGTTCCGGCCGTATACACGAGCCAGACGTGCTCGGAGTGTGGTGTCGTGGACGCCCGTTCGCGCAGGGCTCAGGCGAGGTTCGTCTGTGTCACGTGCGGTCACACCGCGAACGCTGACGTGAACGCAGCACGAGTCGTATATGCCCGAGGGTTTCGGGTGTCTGCGCGCGGAGGGTCGCCCGAAGTAGGGGCGCCCGTTGAAACGCGAACCGTCTTGGATGTGGCGGCATGAGCCGCCCCGAAAAGAGAATCTCCGGTCCTTCAGGGACCGGGAGGATGTCAATCGACGACGATCCGGTGACGCCCCGCTACCTTGAGGCGGCTCGTACGGTTGTTGATCGCTGTGGGGTTCCGAGAACGTCAGAGGAAGCCCGCGCTGTTGTTGAGGCGATGGTTTTGGAGACGCGTCGTCGCGGGATTTGGTCGCCGGAGGGTGAGGCTGGTTTGAGGTCTTTGCTGCGGGTCGGGGAGCGGTCGGCGTGAGTATCGCTATGCGCCCCGATTGGTGCGTGCATCCTGGCGAGATATTGCAGGAGGTCTTGGATGAGATCAAGATGTCGCAGTCCTACCTTGCGTTCGCTACTGGATACTCTCAGAAGCACATCAATCAGATCGTGAAGGGTCATGTAGCGATCACGGCGACGGTAGCTGTTCGTCTGGAGCGCGAACTGGGGGAACCGAGCGCGGAGTTTTGGATGGGGTTACAGACGAACTACGATCTTCATGTTGCTCGCGAGAAGGAGGCGTCGTGATCGTTCTACTGGTTCTTCTCGCGGTCGCTGTCCCGATCGTCGGTATCGCGCTTTGGCTTGATCTTCGCGATTGGCGGAGCGAGGACTTGATGGGAGGGCTTGATTATCATTGGGACGAGGTTCCCGAACCTACTCGCGGGACGTTCGCGGATCGTCTTGACTTACAAGATGATCTCGCGGAGATCGGCTGGGAGTGGCCGCGATGATGGATATCGTCTTCGCGGGCGTTTTAGTCGTTTGCGTTGCGCTACAGGTTGTGATCGAGGGACGTAAGTGGGCGTGGGGAGCAACTGCCTTTCTCGCTGCGTACTCGGCGTTGAGCGGGTTCGGGGTTTCGTTTCTGTTCGCGTGGCTGGTCGGGATGTTCTGCTGGGCTGGCGTGATCCTGCTCCCGTTCTGGCGAGGAGACGCGCCAGTCCCGTTTATGGTCCTGTCGTGTCGGGCGTTTGTTTTGCCGTGGAGGGCTCGTCGTCTCTGGACCACGCACGTTCCCGTGATGGGCGGTCTTACACCGGTCGCGTTTCGGGTCGTCCTTGACAGCCGGTTCGCGGCGATGATCAGGACGGGTCCGTTGCCGTTAGCGGTTCGGATGGAGGGCTGGGACGACGCGGTGATCCTCGGGTTTGAGGACGGGCTGCGGCAGACGGTCGTTCTGGGTGTCTGTAACGGCTCTGGGCGGCCTCCGCGGCGTAGGGTGAGGCGTTCCTTTAGGTTCGAGCGGCCAGTTCTTAGAGGGGCGGAGGTGACGTCTCGTGCGTAAGCGTTGGCGTTGGCCTCTTCTGGAGAAGATGATCCCACGTCGTGTGAGTGAACCGATACTGACGGACCTACGCTCGTGAGGCCGGTTCGTCATGCGGGGTCGAACGTTGTGTATCGCGGTCCCGCGCCTGGTATTGGAGATCTCTGGTGTACCCGGGTTCGAGTTGGGGAGATCCGCGTCGTTTACGAGCTTGATGATCGGGAGCGCGATCTAATCGCCCAAGGGGGGCGCGTCGAGTTGGCGATGCTCTCGGAGCCGATTCCGCCGATCTCGATGGCAGTGTTGCCGGAGGCGATGTGTCAGCCGGTTGGGGAGCACGGGTGGCGTGATCAGTCGATCGATGATGTTCCTGATCGTCTCCCCGAGGATTTCTCGTGAGGCCCGAGGAGCGGTTACTGCGTGCGGTTCTCGGACGGGATCTGACCGTTCATCTGAGTGAGGGGTTTGAGATCCGGTTGAGGGCGAACATTGATCGGTACAACCGGGAGATCGCGAGGTCGCCTCACTTCACGGCGGCTGATCGCTTGGACGCGTCCGACGACGCGCATTTGGCGATCGTGTTCGCGGCTTGTGCGGATCGCGGTATGCATGACGCGGAGGAGGACGACGGCTTGTACGGAACGGATTGGGGCGAACTAATGACTTTGGAGCAGCGACGCGAGATCGATCGACGTCGAGTTACTAAACCCGAGGGAGCTGAATAGGTTGACGAGACGGGACTACCGGAACGAGTACGACGCACTTGATGACCAGTGGGAGAAGCGACGCCTTCGCGCGTATCAGGGATTCACGGTCAAACCGTGGTTGTGGGGGACGTTCGGTACGGTCGCGGGGATCGTCGTCGCGTGTGCGGCGATCTTCCTTCTGTGTTATGGGATCTTCGAGTTGAACTGGTTCTTCGGGTCGCGTTCTTACTCGCGTCAGGATCGGGCGATCACTCATAGTTTCGGGAATCAGCAGAGTTATCGTGATCAGATCAACAGCGACGTGACGGTTGTGTTCTCGCTGTCGGGGCAGATCGCTTCCGATCCCGCGGCGGCGGTCACGCTTCGGGTTCAGCGCGCGAACGTGGTCGTTACGATCTGTGGGTTAGCGACTGGGATTGACGGCGGGTTACTACCGGATTGCCGACGCATTGGAGTCGATCGCCAATGCCCGATGCGGCTCGTTCCGACCCGCCGCGGGGTGGGCGCGTGGTTCCCGTCGTGGAAGGTGACGGGCTGGGCGGCCGCACAGGCGTCGGCGACCGAGTTCCTCGCGGCCGAGAAGATACCGGTCCTGATCTGCGAGACCGACGAGCACGGTCACTCGCGCCGGCACCTGAAGATCATCGGCGGTGCCAGACGCCCGACCCGGGGTCGCCATGCCGCCTGAGTCGATACCCGATCCGTCCCAGCGGCACGATCCGCCCCGCGATCTACGGAGTTCGCTCGTGCGCCTCGGAAGGGCGATGGGGGTACAGCGATACGCAGGGCAGCACCGGACAGAGGCGGCACATGAATTCGCTGACGCGGCCTTGGCCGTGCTCGACGCCCTCGAAGAGGAGGCATGATTGACCGAGGACAAGCCAAGCGAATTTCGGGCGAGATGGGATTCCCGCGCCGAACTCCTACTGGATGGGCTGAGAATCACGGAACCGAGCCCGAGGTCGCGATCCTACGTGGTCGACGAGGAACAGAGGTGATGAGAGATGAGAATGACTGACCAGGAGCGGGACGGACATACGCACGATGTCTCGCCGCGCTACCCGTGCGAGGTCATGACGATCGCGACCGTGATCCACAATGACCTGAACCGTCGCAGCAGCAGTTCATCAAGGCGAATTGCGATGCGGGGACGATAAGTCCCGCGTCGTCCTACTACGTGCGTCCGTAGGGACGCGGGGGAGATCATTCAGATGAGACGAATCATAGTTGTGGGAGCGGTGATGTTAGCCGCGCTGGTCGTTACCGCGTGCGGTGGGAAGGTCAGTAATCAGGGGAATCTGATTGAGGATCAGAACCAGAACATTGACGCGTACAACATGAACAAGAACCAGCCGGTTCCGATCTTCGATTACTCCCAGGCTCGTCAGAACTTGAAGGAGATCGAGGTCGCGGAGGCTCGCGGTATCCAGACGATGTCGTACTTCTTCAATCTGGGGGTTCAGAACCCGATTATGGAGTGTCCGAGTATCGGTGGGCCGATCCCGGCGGATGCGGCGTTGACGCATAATTTGCAGACGCAGAGGGATAACGCGAACCCGGTCAACAATGGGGGCGGGAACACGGTGATTGATCAGATGGATCCTGATGGGTTTTATCACGGGCCGACGACGGGTACGTGGACGGTGTGTGTGACTGCGTCGGGCGGGTCGTACGCGTTTTATTGGGAGGGGTTCGTCGGGACGGGTTTCATCGCTTCGCATTGGGATTCGTCGCAGCACATGATTGTGAATGATGGGCAGCCGAGTTTTGGTTTCTCGAAGTCGGCGGCTGGGGCGCATGTCACGGTCACTCATCACGTTCCGCCGGGGATCAGTACGGGTACGGGTACGGGTGGTTGAGCGATGAGCGTGGACGTGGAGAGTTACGCGGGTCAGGTTGCTCGTCTGGACGTGAGTTACATTCGGGTAGCGGGAGAGGCGATCCGTTCCCGTTTGTTTCCCGCGCCGCGGGAGGATGGTCAGGTTCCGGTTGCGTTGCCGGTTGGGTTGTCGTTTCAACCTGATAATGGGACGGCATACTCGCTGTGTTTCATTCCGGTGGAGGGGATTCAGCAGGCGTCTGCGGAGGTGAACGAGCCGAACGGCGCGTGGAGCGTGCCGGCGGGGTGCTATCGGTCGGACGGGAGTGTGATCCCGGGGTCGGTTCTGGTTGTGAAGGCGAATGGCGCGTATGATTGGGCTTACGTGTTTGACTTGTCGTTCGGAGCCCTTCATTTTTGGGATTACGTTGCGCAGCACACGGGGTCTAACGTCGCGGACGGGTCGGCGTTGACCGCGTTGTTTCGGGCAATCTCGGGCGTTGAGATCGAGGACCGATGAGTACGGGTACGTCGCTTCAACGTTTAGCGAAGTGGCGGAGCGTGTTCGCGGGTTGGCAGCTCGGGACTCGTTCGGATACGGATCCGGAGTGTATGGCGGTTCGGGATCATCGGGAGGTCACGATCTTGTTGCGTGCGGAGGTGACTGCGTTGACGGGGTTGTTGATCGAGAAGGGCGTGTTTACGGCGCAGGAGTTTACGGATGCGTTGGGGCGGGAGGCCGAGTTGTTGTCGGCTGATTACGCGCGCCGGTTTCCTGGTTTGGAGGCTACGGATCACGGGATCGCGTATGACGTAGAGAAGGTCCGTAAGCATGGCACGATGGATGGGTGGCTGCCGTGAGGAAGGTCCCGACTTTATTTGTTCGTGACCCGGATGATCGGCGTCATGTTCTGCCCGACGTCTCGCCGGGTTGTGAGTGGGTTCTCGCGGGTGAGGGGCGTGCGACCCGTAAGTATGATGGGACGTGTGTGATGTTGAATGAGTTCGGTTGGTGGGCTCGTCGGGAGGTGAAGGCGGGGAAGGTTCCGCCGCCGGGGTTCGCGGTCGTTCAGTTGGATGAGGGGACGGGGAGTCAGGTGGGGTGGGAGCCGATCGAGCGGTCGCCGTTCGCT